TGAATAATAGCAACCCAATACGCATTGTAGAATGTAACATTGAAACCAAATACTAGAATCACAATCATGATGATTGATCGAATTAGCGTGTTCCAAATGGGATTGGCCGTGGGTACCAACCAGACGTTCATTTACTAAAATGGAATTTTTTTATTACAAATATATTGTATTTCATAACATGTGGAAGGAAATTGAAGAAGTAGATGGAAGGTATGAAATTAGCGAACTTGGAGAGGTTCGTAACAAAATTAATTTGCAACTATTGGTATTAAAAATTGACAAGTACGGTTATCAACAAATTGGTCTTCGAAAAAATGAAGATCGTAAAAAATATTGGTTTAGAATTCATAGATTGGTTGCCCAATATTTTATAGAAAATAAGCCAGATAATTGGAAAGATTTACAAGTTGATCATATTGATCACAATAAAATTAACAATAGTGTTAATAATTTAAGATTTGTTACAGGAGCAGAAAACTGTTTATATCGAGAACTAAAAACTTGGTCAACAAACAAAACAACTAAAGAACTATTTATAACTAAGTATACTAATGGATATATGATTCGAATTAATAGAAGAGACTACAAAAAGCAAGAATGGGTTTCTACATTAGAAGATGCTATAATTAAACGTAATATGTATATTGATGAAATGAATGCGAGGGCGCTGTAAGTTTTAATTGGGCAAAATTTTTTTCTTGCTGATTAGCATAAACAAAAATGGGCGGTAAATAGCATTACACTGCTGCCAAGAGTGCTGTGAATATCAGCGCTAGTCCAGTGACATATAAGGGCAACATCATCAAATTGCGGGAAAGTCCTGTCAAGTTACAACTACCACCTACGCATCGAAAGATAGTGTATGGAACCACAGAGAAATTTGTGGGCATGGTAAAAACGTTGTAAATAGGGATCATCCGCAGCCAAGTCCTAAGGTGAACTAAAAAGTGAGCCATGGATGCAGTTCAGAGACTGAATGGTGATGGGCGAAAGCTTAAGATACAGTCCGTCCGCTCCGAAAGGAGATCTTCAAGAGGAAACATATATTGCTGTCACTCAGTATATGTGGAGAGCTTGAAGGTATAGATTATGTTCATAATCTGTATGGATTATTACGGGTTTAATGCAACTTGTCAGCTATGGTGCGCAGGATATTTATATCTCTGGCAACCCTCAAATTACTTTCTGGAAGATTTTGTACAAGCGCCACACCAACTTCGCTGTGGAGTCCATTGAAGTTACCTTCAACGGCCAGGCCGACTTTAACAAGCGTGTGACTGCCGTCATCAACCGTAATGCGGATTTGATGTACAAGACCTACGTACAGGTTGTGCTCCCTCAGATTGATCTAACTGCTAGTTCTGGTACCTTCGCAAATGCGTCTACCAACCAAGGCTTCCGTTGGTTGAACTACATTGGTCACCGCTTGATCAAGCAGGTTGAGGTTGAAATTGGTGGTCAACGTATCGATCGTCAATATGGTGACTGGATGCAGATCTGGACTCAGCTCACCACTGAGGCTGGTGTTGTACCTGCCCTAGACTCCCTCATCGGTAACACCCATGACTTGGTTCTACTCAAGCGCTCTACTGGTATCGCACTCGATGCTACCTGCTCTAGCTCTGAGACCACCATCTCCTGCGTTCCTCGTAAGGGTACCCCTGCGAAGACCCTCTACATCCCTCTCCAGTTCTGGTTCTGCCGTAACCCTGGTCTTGCGATCCCCTTGATCGCCCTCCAATACCACGAGGTTCGTGTGAATGTTGACTTCGAGACTTGGCAAAACTGCCAGTATTATGAAGTAGCTGTTGGTACCCCTGCCAATGCCAGTGCCCAGTCTTTGGCTGCTGCTTCCCTCTATGTTGACTACGTGTACCTCGATACTGAGGAGCGCCGCCGCTTTGCCCAGCAGAGCCACGAGTACCTCATCGAGCAGGTACAGTTCACTGGCGCTGAGAGCATCACCAGCTCTAGCAACAAGATCCAGTTGAACTTCAACCACCCCGTCAAGGAACTCCAGTGGGTCGTCCAACGCGACTCCTTCGTGGATTGCTCTAACCCCAGCTGGGTTGCCTCTGTTGGTGGTCCTCAACCCTTCAACTACTCTGATGACTTCAGCACTGAGGGTCTAATCATGGGTCTCTTGTCCCAGGGCAGCACTGGTGCGACTACGACTGCAAGCCAGTCTGCAGCTATCAGCTCTGCTGCGACTGCTGTTCTCGGCCAGAACCCCACTCAACAATCCACTCTATATGGTGTTGATAATGTTGATCTAGCAGGTGCTGGTGAATTCGAGTCTGGTGTCAACTACTTGTTGGCCAAGGTTATCCTCGACTCTGGTGTGCGATGCGAAGGTAAGAACCCCGTGGAGGTTGCCAAGCTCCAGCTCAACGGCCAAGACCGATTCACTGAGCGTGAAGGCAGCTACTTCGATCGCGTCCAACCCTTCCAACACCACTGCCGTACGCCCAGCACTGGTATCAACGTGTACAGCTTCGCACTCCGCCCTGAAGAGCACCAGCCCTCTGGTACTTGCAACTTCTCTCGTATCGATAAGGCAACCCTCCAGCTCACTGTGTCCCTCAACACGGTTACGGGTGCCCGCACTGCCCAGGTACGCGTGTATGCGCTCAACTACAACGTGCTCCGCGTGATGTCTGGTATGGGTGGTCTTGCCTACTCCAACTAAGCGTAAAGCTTATAAGTTGTTCAAAATTTTTAAAAAAAACAAATGAGTTCGTAAACACGATTTCATTTGTTAAATGATAATAATGTTGAGTTTTATAAAAAACAAATCAATTCGATTATTGAAAGAAGATCTTGATAGAAAAAATCAAGACCTAAAAATTTCAAATATAGAAAAAACAGAAGATTTACCTATACCTGTCGAAGAATTATCGCATGAAGGATCACTTATTGCTATAGCAGATACAAAGGATATAACGTATTTAGATGTACAGAATCTTATTGATCCAACCATAAATCAATATTATTACAATTCCTGTATTTGTAAATATAAAGATCAATATCGGCTTTTTTATCGCTGTGGTAAAAATCCAAAAACCTGTGAAGATAGAATAGCTACCTGTTTATTGACAAACGATCTACAAGTTGTTCCAACCACAAATAAATATGTGAATGTTTTTTCAAACTGGACAGCAAGCCGAGACGCAGGACCAGATAATTTAGGTAGACACATACGGTATTATTATCCAGAAACTGAAGAAGTCAAAAGTTTTATTTATAAAGATGGAGAACACGTAGAGGATCCACGAGTTGTCGAATACCAAGGATATTGGTTTATGCTATATACAGATGGGATGACAATTGGAGTTGCTAAACTTGAATTAGATACATGCGATGTGCTTTATTCACATTTTCTAAATGTCCCAACTATTCAATCTGAACAATTTGATGGTCGTGAAAAAAATTGGGTTCCTTTTGTATCTCAAAATGATTTATATATTTTATATTCTGATACTCCTAGAACATTTATTCATTGTAAGGATGAATTAACACATTTGGCCATTGAAAAATATGATAGACTGAATTATGTAGCTATGTGGAGATATGGCGATATACGTGGTGGATGCCCACCAATTGAATATGATACACATACACTTATTTGGTTTTTCCATTCTTCAAAGGAAGTGTTATCTTCTTTGCCTATTCGTAACTCAAAGACATACTTTATAGGAGCTTATATAACTACAAAAGTATATCCATTTGAGATTAAACAAATAACAACATTTCCAATTTTTTTTGGAACACCAAGTCCTATTCGCAAAGGATTAACTTATCAATCAAATGTTGTATTTCCTTGTGGGGCTATTAATGACAATACTGATTTTGTAATCAGCATGGGCATTAATGATTACTGTATAGGTCATCTGAAAGTATTTCGCAAAGACATTATCTGGAAACCATTTGAAAAAAAATACACACATTTTCAATTTATAAAATCTTCTTAAATACCTTCCATTCATTATTTGGAGCAGAATAGAATTCTTCGTAGCCTTTTGTTAACAAAAGACTCTGAGCTTTTTGAGTTGTTTGCCAATTTGTGTCATCAAATACCCAATATCCACCAACACGAACTTTATTACAATATAGTTCAACTTCTTCGCAGGAAATCTCTTCACTATGGTTACTATCTTGGTGAAGAAGATCAATACAACTATCTTCAAATTTTTCAACAACCTCATTACTTTTTGCTTTCCATAGATCAACTTGAACTTGATTTTCAACCATAATATTCATGGTATATTGATACATATTGTTGTAATCAATCTTTGACCACCAGTCATCATTTTCTTTGCTGTTTGTTCCCTCTAAAGAAGCTTGTGCAGTCCAAGCATCAATTCCAATAACTCTTGAATTAAATGTCTTAGCAGCAAGTGCAATTGGAAGTAGGCTTTTCCCGCCAAAGACTCCTAACTCAACACACAAAGATGGTTTAAGCTGTAATACTAAATTCATAAGAGTTAAAGCTTTTTCTCTTGTACACCATCCATGAATAGAATCATAGTTACTTGGAAGCATTTACTTATAGAAAGTTGGTAGTATTAAAATACAAATGATAAGCTTTGTTTATACAACTTGTCGCAGAGATCCAAAAATTGAATGGTTTATTGATTCTTTATATAATCAAACCATCAAGCACTCAATTGATATAACCAAAATTGAAATTATAATTGTTGATTTCGAACTACAATATGACCAAAGCAGAAGAGATAAATTTCAACAAATTATAGATAATAGATTTGATTATATACATGTCTCTTCAAAACCATCTCCTTGGCAAGGAAAATATAGATTAACAAACAGAGACTATTTTTCTGCTTCTCTTGCAAGAAATACTGGAATATGTTATGCTAAATACGAATATATAGTTTTTGTAGATGATCTATGTGTTATGAGTCCCGATTCTTTAAAAGAAATAATTGAATGTAGAAGAAAAAATATTGTTGTTGCTTTTGCTTATAAAAAAGTATGGGATCTTGAAGTGAATAATGGTGAAATTACAAATAAACGAGAAACGCAAGGAGGTACCGATTCTAGATGGAACCAAGGATCTGAATTTAGGCAAATTGGTGGATCTCAATTATTCGGATATTCTGCTTCACCACTATCTGGTCTTCTTTCAGTAAACGGATATGACGAAATATGTAACAGTATTGGTGGTGAAGATTATCACTATGGAATGCGTATTGAGAAATTAAATATACCAATTTACTACAATAGAAAAGTTGTATTTTACGAATCTGAAGACCATGCGGATCAAGGTAATGTATTTTTAAGACGAGATCCTTTAATTACACAGGATCATTATGAGAATCTTATGAAACAGTATAATATTACTTGTCGTTGGGTTCCAAACGCAAGAACGGATATCTCGCATCTTATATTAGACATGCTAACACGAAACAAGTCATGGACTGAAGGAAATAATTATAATTTAACTGACCTACAAAGAACAATTCAAAATGGAGAATCGTTCCAAACATTTTTTGATCCAGAAATGAAAACAATAGAAGGTATTTTATTAAAAGATTTATAATATATTATAATATGAAATTTCTATGGGAAAAATATGTTACCAACTCTCACCTAAAAAATATGTTATCAACTATACCTATTGAAAGCGATAGAAAGCGTATTCTTAGATATGATACTGAAACAAAAGGTCTAATAGATCATATAGAAAAATCATTTGAACTAGCATTAAACAATTCTTCTAAAATTACAAAGGATATTTTAAATATTCCTGGATTGTCTGGTAACAAAACACGACATCTTTATAATAATTTAGCATCCATACAAGATACTAGATATTTAGAAATTGGTACATGGAAAGGATCTACTGTGTGTAGTGCTATGTATAATAATCAAGCAACAGTTGTTTGTATAGATAATTGGAGCGAATTTCAGGGTGCCAAAGATGATTTTTTAGTAAACTTTACTAAGTTCAAAGGAGAAAACAATGCTTTGTTTATTGAAGACGATTGTTTCAACATAGATGTAAGCAAACTACCAAACTTTAATATTTATTTATACGATGGAGATCATAAATATGAGTGTCATTATAAAGCTTTGATTCACTTTTGGAATTGTCTAGACAATTTGTTTATCTATATTGTCGATGATTGGAATTGGGATTATGTTAGACATGGCACGTATGATGCTATAACAAAGATGAACTGTGAGATAGTATATCAACGAGAAATGCGAACAACAAATGATAATACACATCCAGAATTTGGATCAGAAGGTCAAAAAGATTGGCATAATGGAATTAGTGTATTCATACTTAAAAAATAAATAATTTTTACAGATCTATCTTTAAACTATAAATGTACACGAATGAACTCAATTGTAATTATGTTGGGTCTTTTGGATTACTAAAATCTTGTAATAGGCACGCACCGATTCCTGTTTCTGATTTTGATGGATTATCTCCGTCGATATACGCAGATATAAATGAAGACAATCTTGTTCTTCATGTGTGTCCACAAGCTCTTTCTAATTTTGTAAACAAGGTTTTACCTACACTTACAAAACCATTTATTTTGCTTACAAATAATTCTGATTGGACAATTCCAGATGATGTATCAAACCAAGCAGAAACATTATTGACCCATCCTTTGTTAACTCATTGGTTCGCACAAAATTGTACTTTAGATGACCCAAAGATTACTCGTATCCCAATTGGTCTTGATTATCATACATTAGCTCCAAAACAGAAACCTATGTTTGTTTGGTCTCGTCCTGAAACACATTCTTGGGGATTAAAGGTTCCTCCGATTGACCAAGAACATTCTTTGATTCTAAAAAAACAATTTTCATTGCCTTTTTGGGATCGTCAGCTAAAAGCGTATGCTAATTTCCAATTTTTGATGACGACACGATATGGCAAAATTGATAGAGTTGAATGTTTGAATACAGTTCCGAAAGACTTAGTTTACTACGAACCCACAAAGTGTATACGAGATACATGTTGGTCAAATATGATCAAATATGCTTTTGTTTTATCACCTCAGGGGAACGGAATGGACTGCCATCGAACTTGGGAAGCTTTATGTTTAGGATGTATCCCAATTGTAAAAACATCTGGATTGGATCCATTATTTCAAGATCTACCTGTTTGGATTGTTAAGGATTGGTCTGAGGTAACCTTAGAAAATATGAAGCAAATTATTGAAGACTATAAATGTAAAACGTTTAATTATGAAAAACTTACACTAAAGTATTGGCAAAAATACATACATGGAAAATCACAACAAAACTCGTAAGGTTTCTAAATTTGGAAGTCGCAGACAAGTGTTCAATGGAACAGCTATGATGACAACAGGTGGGCTACGAAAGGAGCAACTCACTAAAAATCCTCGTGGAAGAATCGTATCAACCAAACGTCACAATCTTGCGAAGGAACGAAAGTTTGGAGGTAAAACGGAATCTGAAGAGGAAAAAGAAGAGGATAACACACAAAATGAGTCATAATTCTACTTGGGTTCTTACCGATGGTGAATGGGCTCAAACTGGGTTCGATGCCCATGAATTAAAGATGCTAGAGGACGCTTATAAGGCAATTACAGTCACAGGACTGTGGAACTGGCTCGCAGAATATGTACCAGACGAAGGTAAAGGATTTGCGTTTTCAAACCATCCAAATCTGAAGAAGATTGATGAAGCTATGAAATATGAGGGCCATTCTGGCTTCTCATACGCATGGACAATGAGACAAATGGAAACTATCGCAAAAGGTGGTTGGAAAAACTACCTTGTGCTACGAAATCGAGCTATGAAATTTGATCGTACACGTACGCCTCTTGAGGAATCGGCTGCTGTTGCTGCCAAGATTCTTGAACAAAGTATGGCGAAGTAAAAACGGATTTTTTTTGATCAAATTTGTATATCTTACTTGATATTCAATTATTGATATCAACAAAGATGTGGTACATTAAAAGCGACTACCTTCTAACTGGAAACTCTGGTCACGGCAAAGCGTGCTTCTCTACAGAAGCTGATGCTTGGAGATTTGTAAGAGGTTTACCGAAAAAAGGGATGGGAATTGTTCGCTATTCAGTTCATGAAGCTGAGTATTGTATTCTGTGGGTTGACAACCACAGCGGAGTGGCTGGTCGTGGACAACCAGCCTTCGTAACAGAGGAGGAAGCCTTAGCAAATGCCAAGGCTATGAATGAGCAATATAATGGACAAATTGTCCATGGAGTTGCTAAAGTTGAAAAGTATACTGTCAAAAATACCAAGTACTATGTTGGGTGGGTTAACAGCAATGGATATGCTGGTTACGGACAACCTGTCTTTCCAACAAAGGAAGCCGCGGTACATTATGCACAAAGTAATAACCGTCGTCACATTTGGCACGGTGTTGCGTGTATTTAGACTTAAACGAACGAAACTTTTTAAATTCAAATGCCAGACTACATTGTGGAAGCTAAGACTGTCCAGACAGGAGCTGTTCGTACACTCAAGGAAGCCCTCAAATGTATTTTGGTTGAAATGAGCCTTCTTTTTGACAAGGACGGTATCCGTATGGTAGCTATGGACAATACTCGTACCGTATTGGTTCACCTAAGACTCTATGCTGACAAGTTTGAAAAGTATTCGTACCGTCATTCTGCTCAGAGATTCATTATTGGTGTTAATACAGATCATTTGTACCGTATTGTTCGTACAGCAACCAATGATGATACAATTACTTTTTATGTGGAGGAGAATGATCCAAATACACTCGGTATTCTGCTAGAGGATGGTGAGAAGAAGCAAGTCACCAGATACAAGCTCAATCTTCTTGATCGCGATGAGCCTGATATCCAGCTACCTGAGACTGAGTTTTCCACTCACATTACGATGCCATCTTTGGACTTCCAAAAGATTTGTCGTGATATGACACTGTTGGGAGCTAAGACAGTTGAGATCAAGAATGTAGCTTCTTCATTGACATTCTCCTGTAAGGGTCATTTTGCGTCTCGTACAACTGTGATGGGAGATAGTGAGAATGAGTTTAGTATCACGAAGAAGTCGAGTGATGAGATTATTACAGGAAACTTTTCATTGCCTCATTTGGTTCTATTTACCAAGTGTACCAATTTGTGTAACAACTTAGAGATCCATATGAAGAACGATTGGTTCTTAATGATTCGTTATGTTGTAGCAAATTTGGGAGATATTAAGTTGTGTTTGATGCCCTGCTCAAATTAGATTGAGCAACATTAATGAAGGAGGTGGCGGAGTTTATAAGATTTTTAACACCCAGTTGGACCGATAAAGATAGGTACAAGTGGTTGTCTACAGTTCATTCATGGTTGGTTCCTGCGTGTTTACTACTTTTTATATTTGTAAGTAATCCAATACTTAGGTTCACTATTTTGCTTCTTCAGGTAACAACAGTCTTAACTGAATTTTTCTTTCAAGAGTGTTTGATCACGATGGTTGAAAAGGAGTTTTCAGAAGAAACATGGGATGATGTAGCAAGTAAATTATTTGAAATGAATGGATGGAAGCTAACTAGACCTGAAAAGATGTCATTTAATATTGGAATTAATGTTGGAGTCTTTTTAGTATTTATCCTTATGTTACTACGTGAAAGTATGCTTTGGATGATCGGAATAGCTGGAGTTATGTTACCTTCGTTAACTTGGATAATGTATTATTTTTAGATTAATGAAAATATGTATCCTGCTAAATATCCATATACAAACTCAAGAAGATCCACAAAAACATTGTTATCTTCTTGATCGATAAGCTGATAGAGTATAAATAAAGGAACTATAATACGTATCTTGACAGCAAAAACTCCAAATATAATGTGCCAAAAGGAATTCCAACAGTCAGTAAATAATCGTCTTGGGTCTCTTTTTGGCGTCTTATATCTGCGCCGTTTCATTAAAGGATTTTTAGATCGTATTTTTCGTAAAATATCGCTGAACATAAATAGACATTCTTGATATTAGTTCTAAAGCAAAAGCCAATACACCTACAGTTTCTGCTATCATAAAATATAGTCCAAATTGTTCTAAACTAATATTATACTGACTTAATAATGATTGTAACATTTCAACAAATGGAGATACATTTTTGGTAAGAACCTTTTCTGCTAAAATAACTATACATACGTTTAATGTAACATGATGTAACCAGATACAGAACAAGCAAATAAACACTACAACTTGTAACCAAAAATCTGGATAGATTGTATGACAAATTAATATAAATAAAAATATAGTTGTTCCTATTAGTATGTGAAATACTGCTAATATATATCCTAGTATTTCGCCTTCATGAGTAAACCAACTATAAATGTAAAAAACTAAATTCACTATACCATTTTTTAATTTTTCAATGATATAGTCTTTATTGATATCAATAATGAGTTTCATTATGTTTACTTTGGTCTTGATTTGTGGGCAGTATACGTAACATCATCTCCAATCTTAAAATTTTGGATATTTTGGTTCAGATAGGCATTATCAGATACAGATGTATGTGTGTTCCAAATCTTGATGATAGAGAACGGACCCTTTGGTGACAAAGTAATTCCCACTAATGTATCTTTACGAGAACTGAGTAATTCGTTGGTTACGCAATGAACCATCAAATCAATAAAGACTGTGTACATTTCAGATGCTTCAATCTTTTTCGACCATGCGCCTCCAGCTTCATTTTCAGGCGCATCCCACAGTGGTTTGAATCCGTGTCTCATGAAGAAGAACATACCAGATTCCCAAGCTTCTTTTGAAATTGAATCGATGACTGTCCAGAACTGTTGGGGTGTACTAATGTCTGCAATTTTGACATAACTTTGCAGAGAATAGTCCTTATTTTCTGGATCATGATACCACAGAATCCAAGTATAATGGAGTTTTGTGGTGTCTATAGGTGATCCCATTTATATTACTTTATACACAAAATTGATCTAAATGTTTAATTCGTTTTTAATTATGAATATTTGGCCCAACACCAGCTGACATTGAACTTACTGTACCTTTTACACCTGCGCTATTCTCTTGGTAAGCAGTTACTTGTACACTACTTATTGGCATTGACTTAGATGGTTGAAGGTGTGTACTTTGGCCCGCTGTTCCAACAGCTATAGGTACAGTTTTTACGGGTAAAGACTCAGTTGTACCATCTGAATATCGAACATTTGATTGTATTTTTGCTGTACAGCTGTTACACACATACGATGTAGTATCTAGGTTTACTGTAAATCCATACGAACCAGGATAAGGTACTGTTACACGAGTAATATTTATATTTCCAGGATAATCTGCCTTTCCAGTTCCGCTTGATGACTGATCTGTGTCTCCTGGAGTTAGGTATCCTAAAACTCCTAAAACAGTTAGAGTAATAATAACTAATAACAACAGAACTCCAAAGAAAATAGTTATTTTCATACTATCTTCTAAACTACCACCTTTGTGACGACCCATTTATAAATACGAAACGGATTTATTTTAACATAGTCATAACTATAGTATAATAATGGCACTAACTTTAGAAGCTGTTTATAGTGTCCGATTTGGACCTAAGTTGCCATTGCCAAGAATCGTACAAGACAATATCGCAAAGCTAAGAATCACTCCAGCTGTTTATAAACCTGTTAAATCATATGCTAAGCATAGTTACAAACAGAAATTTAACTCTAGCGCAAATGAAACTAAAAATTGGCGAGAAGCTGAACTTGAGAACTTGGTTCGTCGGGTCAAAGAGAAAGAAGATCCAGAATATTCAGAGATCTTTAGTATCTTCAATAAGTTGGCTCCATCGTCTGTAGAAATGCTGTCTCAGAAGGCAATTGCGTTGATTCAAAAGCGAGACGAGCAATTTCGCTTGCGCATTAGTGTATTGCTTTTCGATAAGGCAATTACTCAGAATGCATTCTCTGCTGTTATGGCAGATTGTGCTTACTTTCTAAACCAAGCTATTCCAGAAATCGCAGATGATCTACAAACTCAAATTACTATGTTTCCAAAACTTTACGATGTAAACGATACACTTGTATTTCCAAGTGCGAATGAGGAAGGATTCGATGATAAGGTGATTCAATGGATGAAACTTAAGGAGAAGCGCCGCGGATATGCCAAATTTATGATGGAGTTGTTCGATAAGCAGTTAATTCAACAAGACTCTGTAACGACAGCTTTGAATCAAGTTTGCCATGATTTAACAGAAATGGCAAAGCAAGAAAAAACTCAGCAAACAGAGGAGAATGTAACTCAATTCTCTATGTTTATCTTCGAATGTGCAAAGAAGGTAAAAGCAGATACAGCTGGTCAACTCAAAACATTTATTACAACGTTCTTGGCTATTCCTAGAACAGATGTACCAAGTTTGAATATGCGATCCAGATTTAAGCTAGAGGATGCGTTAAAGGACTTAAATAAAGAAGGAAGATTGTAGACAAATGATTCCAACCGCAAGTGTACTTTTACGCGCTGCTCAGTTGGCAGTGGAGGAAGACAAGCCAATCTATCTAGATTATTATGCGGATAGCGTTGAGAAGAAATGCTGTATTGGCGTCAAGGATGGAACTAAATATTTAGTCAAGTCTGATAGCGAGTACACTTCTACAATTGAAAATGTTTTTAAATGTGAAGATTGCTACATTGTGATGACTGAAAATAGTTTGTACATTGTGTCAACTGCTGTCCCAATCAAGAAGATTTTGTCATCTACATCTTCTTAAATTAGTATAGTAATGCAATATCCACCACCCCATTATCTTCTTTTTGAACCATTAAATGATATAGAAACTCTTAAGCTATGGAGTTCCTATAAAGAACAATACAGTAATACATGTGAATTTGATTTAGTGGATGCTGCTGAAACAAATTCAGTGGATAAGTTTTCGCCTTGGTTTGAAAATTGGATCGCAAGGATCCCAAATCAGCAAAGTACACGATTTCGTATTCTGCTTATTTTACATTCTGAATTTTTGACTTATTCTTGCCAACAAATGCTGAGGCGTTCTTTGGAACAACGATCTTTTAAATGTCGTGTTTGGTTTCATGTCGAAGATCCATCTACGATTCAACCTGCCATTATGAGTCGATGTATTATAAAACGAATTCCCACTTACGTACACACACCAACTTTAAAACAACTATGAAGATTCAAGTCTTTACAGATGGAGCTTGTTCAAGCAATGGCAAGGTAGGAGCTAAGGCTTCTTATGCGTTTTGGTTACCAGAACATAAGCAGCTTTCAAAAGCAGAAAGAGTCCCAGAAACAGATCCTCAAACAAACAATCGTGGAGAACTATTGGGTATTTATGAAGGTGTAAAATGTGTGTATGATAATTTTCCTGCAGAGGAGATTGATCTACATATCTTTACAGATTCTATGTATTCTAAAAATTGTTTAACAGTTTGGCTTCCAGGATTTATTGAACGAAACTGGAAGACATCTGGATATAAAGGATCTGCTGGAGGAAGCGATGTTAAAAATAGAGATATCATTGAAGAAACTGTAAAATTATTACCAAAGTTCAAATCTTATATTATTTCGTATGTGGCAGCTCATACTGGCAACGATGATGAATTAAGTAAAAATAATGAAATTGTGGATCGTATGGCAGTAGCTGTATTGAATCCAGAAGTCGCAGAAGTCAAAATTGTTCATACAAATACGCAAGTTGCGATTGAAGGATTACCCGTTGAAATGATGGGTCCGCCCGTTACATCTGGAGTGTTGACTCGTTGGTGTCGCAACAATCTTGAGAAACTTGATGAAGAATCACTTGATGCTGCTTTGTTAACCGTGTTGACCAAAACATTGAAGAAAAATGGATTTACACTTGAAAAGCAAAGACTCCATCGTAATATACTTTACCGCCTTGTAGCAAACAATTTAATAGCTGAAGGTACTAAAGTAATAAAAGAAGATGAATAGAGTTGAAGCCTACCATTTCTGGTCCACAACATGTGCGCCATGTAATGCAATCAAACCATTTATGGTTTGTCTAAAAGAAGAGTTTGATACTGTTATTTGGAACTCTGTAAATGTACAGCAAGATCCAAATGATTATAAAAGCAAATTTGGAGTTACATCTTGGCCAACTGTTGTGGCCGTTGCTTACGATGTAGATGGAAAGGTGGTTCGTACTGAAAGACATTCAGGAACAGGAGCTGCTGGATATTATAGAATTTTGAGTAATGCTTTGAAATCTATTTCCCAATAAATCCTTCAGTGATAGTAGAGGTGATTAGTTCACCATTTTTATATGCCTCGCAAACAAATTGGTCTTGATCGTTGGGAGCTGAACATGTTCCAACGTTAGGATCACTCGATTTTGCCATAGGAGCCTTTGTGGTTGGTCCAGCTGATGTAAAGCTTGGAGATCCACTTGATGCCTCTGCGAATGGTGTTTGTGTTGTTAAAGCATAGCCAATTCCAGCTGAGGCTGCTGCGGCTAGTAATAAGAAGAACATATTACCAACACCTCCTAGCGTTATATTAAAACTATCAAAGCAACCATCATTCCTCATCATGAAAAATTGGATCAACAACAAAGATGCGAGAAACACCCATGGTGAAATAATTTTTGTCCAATCAGATCCTTTTGTTACTTGAATTGTGGTATTAAATCCACCAATATAGGATAGTATAACTGTTGTGAACAACATAGACTGAGGAACCTCATAAGCAGGTAAATAAGATAAGCCAGGAACTGTACATAACCCACTTAGTGGCGGTTTTCCAACACGATCTGAAAAGTACCAGTTGAGAATTATACTACCAATAGCTAACCCTAAAGCAGGAACGTACATTACAGTTTCAAATATAACGTCGTTAAACATAGTATAAAATGCCAAACAATATGGCATAAAATAATATAACACTTTTAGAAAAACAAGATTTACTTTAAATGGTGTGACAGTTGGCTGTCTTGCAGTGTATACGCCTAAAGCATATACAAGTACAACTCCAAGAACAACTCCTACTACAATACCGGTTATAGTTCCACCGTCCATATTGCTTAATTATCAAGATACAAAATACTGCTAACCTACAAATGAGCATATTCAGCTCGTCTACTTCGTGGGGCTGCCCAGGTACCGATCAAAGTCCAATTAATCTGTCACAATCCACATCTAAACCATGTGACTTGCTTTGCGAACTTGTTATGGACGATGTTATGATTCCTCAAGCAAATGTAATTGTTTCAGATGAGGGTCTCATTCTTCAAAATACAGCTGGATTAGGAACCTGTAAGTACAATGGTGAAGGATATACTTGTACCATGCTCACAGTCAATCATCCGAGCCACCATACTGTCGAAAATATTCAGGCAGACGCAGAAGTGATTGCTATTTTTACAAACCCAACTGGCAAGTATCTTTGCGTAAGTTCATTGGTGCGTGTGAATTCATCTCAATCTACTTCAACTCACTTTTTCAACTCATTTGTTAACTACGCTGACCCAACACAACAATATACAACAGTGAATCTAGGAGACAATTGGGGCCTGTTTATGATGGTTCCACCAGCTGGATCTTATTTTGTATATGATGGATCTTTGGTTGTTCCTCCTTGTAGATCAGTTAAATGGGTTGTCTTCAAATCAATGATTAATATTGACCCAACTGATTTTGCAATTTTAACTCAAAAAGTATCTCCCGGATCTCGTCCTATTCAAGGACTTGGAGATCGCGAAGTCTTTTATAATGATACTGAACAGCTACCTGGTGGACCAATGCCAAATGATAATAAGGCTTATATGCGTTGTAAGCGTGTAGCTAAAAAAGGAGAGGCGCCTAGTGGATTAGGAGCTAAAAAACCAGTTACACAGGCACCATTAAAGGCAACTGCTTCTTCGAATGAAAAAGGTGTACTTCAAAGAACACATGAATCTATTTCAAAACAAGTCAAAGAAAATGGGTTTATTCCTCTTATCGAAGTTATAGTATTTGTAGTTGGATTGGCACTTGCGTTTTATTATTCAAGATCTCAAACAAGTATAACTTATGGAGAAAAACCATCTTTGTGGGCACAAAGCGCAGCTTCTTACATAAGAGGTCTTTTCACTAAAAAACCTATACTTGCTAGTACGCCTCCAGTAACTACTTAATAGTGTTCATCCCAACATGTTTGATGAGATTCTTGGTCATACCATACTGTATTTTCTTCTTCACGTTGTTTTTGTTGTTCTTCATCTTTTTGAACAAGTTCTTCAAATGTCTTTTCTTTTCGTGTTTTACGTTTAACAGTTACCCAATCATTCTGCGTTTTTGGTTGTTCATCAAACTGAACATCTTCATCTTCTGGATAGTAACCAGGATTCTGAAATCTAGGTAAAGGAACGTTCATACGATCTTTGTGATATTTTTCCTCAACAGACTTTTTTAACGCTTCTTGTTCACTCTTCTCATGACCTTCTACGGCAATCTGTGCAAAGCTTTTCTTTACATACGTTGCCTTTGGTCCAGCTGTAGACAAAGCTGGAAAGTTTGTTTCATTGTCTTCCAATCCTTGTTCTTGATTCTGTTTACGAGTTGCCTCCTCCTGTTCCTCTAGAACCTGCCAACGTGGCTTCTCATAGCGACGTGTATTTTCATAGCGTGGACGCTGTTCTTGCTGTTGTTGAGGCTTGTTTCTCAAATGAGGAGGAACGTACTTATTCGAAGACATTTTTGGTGTTCTTGTGTTTTTCATATAAAAATCCATTTTCGCAGAATAAAAACGAAAAGAGTAAACAGCATGAGTCATACATCAAAAATGGTGTCTGGTGTTGTAGTAGCTGTTTCTGGAACCGTGACAGACGTTTCGATTCCAGCTAAAACAACCGATGTACTGGATTGGATTCGCAAAAAATACAAGAACCATAACATACAATTCCAAGGAAAACTTCAAGATCCAACAAAAGAAACTCGTTGGCTATCAATCTTTGCGAGTATTTCAGAAGATGATGAAAACATCAATCAGCATATGCTTCCTTCACCATTTGATGAAGAAACATATGGCGGATCAATTGTGATTCTTGCGACTGAAAGTGAAAATCAAGATGACTATGAAAAATCTATATCAAATTATGTGAATTTAAAACCAGATGAATATGAAACATTATATTCAGAATGGACATTTGATATTGAGGAAGAGCAAGAAGAAATTGAACAAGGAGAAGAAGATGACGAAACAGATGTAATCGCAGATGATATTGATATCGAAGAAGATGAGCCAATTGTCAATCATCCAGCAGTTCATGTAATACGTCCAATTCAGGTGAAGACCAAAGATGTATTTGTTGCTTGTGCTATTCGAGATAAGGTAACTGAAAATTTTACAGAACTACTCGGTGAACAAGCATCTGAATTTGAAGAACAACTACTCAAACATGTACAGGATTTAGCTATCAAGGATGGTATTGAAGTAGATTGGTCAAATCGAGTATTCTGGAACTTATACAGAAACAAAGCTATCTATCTTTATGAAAACTTAAAAGGACTGAACAGTTATGTCCAGAACAAACAGGAGTGGTTATCGAAACTCAAAGATCATTCTATCAGCTATAAAGATTTTATCGATATGAATGCCATTGATATGTGCCCACAGCGATGGAAGGCAGCTATTGAAAAGATTATTGAGATGGAGAAGAAGCTATATGCGAAAAATACAGCTGCTTCTATCTTTATGTGGTGTTCATCTTGTAAGAAGAAAGCTAAGTGTGATTATTATCAAATGCAAACTCGCTCTGCGGATGAGCCCATGACAACTTTCGTGACTTGTTTGGAATGTGATAAGAAGTGGAAATTCTAAGCATATTTCAATATCTTTACAAACGACTTTTCAATGTAATCATCTGTCAGTATTTTAGAAGCAGCTTTGAATCCTTGTTTTGCTATCTTTTTACATTCCTTATCGTGTGTTTTACACCATTCTACCTTCTCTTTCAAATCTGATAGATCCTCTTTAATTCCAATGTAGTGTTTTCCATCTTGTAACTTAGAATCACACCAATGTACATAATCGCTTTTCACTCTTAGTATAACTGAATTTGTTAGCATAGATTTCAATAGACGATACGCAACAACATTCCCATCAACGTGAAGTATATACTTATATTCACTTTGTTGCTTCCATGTTAAGCTAGGAACAATTTGCGCTACCTTTTTCACAACTCCAATCTCTTTGCCATACTTAATATTTGATGTGTATTTTGTGATACCCACATCCAAATCTTCATCTCGCATTGTGGCTAGTTTCAACCGTTGGTTTGTTTTTTCATCAAATCCACACCCTGTTGATGATCCACGAAATACAGCTATATCTTTCTTTTTGCTCCAATCTGTTTCTACTTCACCTATTGATTTATCAAATATATCATCATAGGTTGGGATTGGGATATCTTTGTACCCAACTTTTCCTGAATAGGCAAACACAGACAAAAAGGTTCCTTGTTTTTCATTTGGCATTAAGACTGAATCTGATAGACTCAAAATAAAAACACCATTTGGTAATTTACCTTTTAGTTTTTCCAAAAAAGGTAACCACTCCTTTGCGAAGGTTGATTCCTTCTTGAATGGTTTGATGACACATCCCATAACTCTCCATGTTTTGGTTTTGGTCTTGATCTTTTTGCGTTTGATAGTTTTGTTGATTTGTTTGTCAAGTACAGGATCACCTGTTTTGCTTTCAAGCTTATAAAGGTCTGGAGTATGGTCCTTCACACACAACATATAGCAGGAATAGTGTTGATCAAAAATGTATTTCAAAGTATTTGAAAGAGCTTCAGAATCTTTACATTCTTTTCCTATTGAATAAGCTTCGTCATATGAAGATAGAATCTTCATCTTACTAATTATATGTGTTTAAAATAATGGTGTGGGTATATGATACTCCATTTACTGAAAAAGAAAAAAAAGCCTATGAGGTTCTTCGGAAACGGTTTAAGAATTATGATCTAGCAAAAGAAACTGTGAAACTAATTAGTTTGACAGCTTTTTTGCGTAAACATAAATTCAAGTCAGCTAAAGAAATTCAGGAGGCTGCTTTTTATGACAAAGCTAAAACTAAACCATTTTTTACAGAAAAAACTGCCAAAGAAGTATTGAAAGGACTCAAACACAAAGGTGGGCAAAGTAAGTATCCTTTTATCGACTTTACTGTTAAGAATAACATATCTAGTTTAGTTTCTTATCTTCCTGATTTTATTGAATATCCTTTGCGTAACATTTATGAATTATTAACAACTCCAATTCTAACTCTTAAAGAAAACGTCCCTTTAATAGATTTAGCTCTTGATGCGATTCACGGTGCCACTGAAACTGGAGTTACAACAGCTTCAGATGCGGCAGAAGCTGTTGGTGGACCTGTTGGAGCTGCTGTAGCTACGCCATTTGTTGCTTTGGCTGGCGCAGCTGCTTCTGCGGTTGCTATGTTAGAACAAGATCCTGGACAAGTCGTCGCACACATGGTAAATGTTGTCCCATTATTTGGATCTGCGTTGGGCAAAGGATTAACTCAAACTGAAAATGTTGTAAAAACTCTTGAAGAACATCCAAATGTTGCATCCTATGTACCGTTTGTTAGTGACTATGTTGCTTCAAAAACACCGCCAATTGCGCCTACAGCAGGAAAGCGATTTTCAACCCAGAGACATAAATATACTAAATGGCAGAAGACCAGACGAACCAAGTCCGCGAGAGTCTGAAGCAGTGGATTAGCTTAGATGATCAAGAGCGACAACTTAGAGCTCAAATTAAAGCGATTCGCGAACAAAAATCCAAGTTTTCATCGGATATTCTTGGATTCATGAAAGATAATCAAGTTGATAATTTTGCTCTGGAAGGAAATGGAGTTGGACAACTAAGCAGAACCGTACGTACATCTCGTCCACCTCTTCGTCGTGATTTGATCCGTACTCAGCTTCTTTTGCATTTAGCTGATCAACCTCAGCGCGCAGCTGAAATCTTGAGATCTATTGAAGGAATCCCTGAAGGAGCAGAAGATATGTCTGTTGGAGGAACTCAAAAAGAATTATTGGTGCGCAGACTACCTAAAGAGAAGAAGACTATGGTTATGTAGTAAATTTAATTAAATCGCATTTAATATTAAATGTCTTCTTCAGGTAATGACGCTGACAATTTTATCAGATTAAATATACCAAAAGAAGCAAATATTGAAAATATAGGCGATCCATCAAAATTGCCACCTTATGTAAGGCAATTTTTAACAAAAAATAATTGGAATAAATATCGTGAACAAGATATTTACCTAATTAAAGATGATTTACGTCATTCTGAGTATTTATATACTTCTGTAAATGATGTAGATATAAATTTTTTTAAAAAACAAGTAGAATTTTTAAGTTCATTATCACCCAATGAACTATTATTATTACATAGTTATACCTATCAAGGTGATAGAATTATCAATTCTATATCAAAAAATCCATATGACGATGATACTACAAAAAATTACTTTATAAATAAATATTCAAAGAATAGAGAATTTATAAATCATCTTAAACTTATCACCGAGTTTAACGAAGAAGTCACTCAAGAAAATATTTTTAAATTTTTTACATTATATGCAACAAAAGTATGGATTATATTTAACAAAGCACCTGCCTTTGAAAAGGAAGTTCGTCTGTTTAGAGGTCTTAAATTTGAAGATAAACCTCCAAAGATTGACTCGTTTCAAGGAATCATATCAACCGCTTATAAGACTGATGCGGCTAATTTGTTTACTGGTAAAGATTGTTGTATGTTAGATATTAAAGTTAAGCCAGGTGTAAAGGGCATATGGTTATCTCCAATTAGCAGGCTTTCACAACGACTTTTTGGATTTATAACAGATTCTGAAAATGAAATAGCGTTATTTTGTACAAACACTAAAACTCAAATTATAGATCCGCCTGTTAGAAAAATAGTAACAAAGGATGGTCGTGGTATAAGAACTATAACAACATACGATGTTATATTAGAACCAGTTAAAATTGCGGGAAATAAGAAATATAGAAAAACAAGACGTACAAAAAAAATATCTAAACAGAAGACTATGGTTATGTAACTTGTTCTAAAGCCTTCTTTGCAGCTAATTGTTCTGCTTGTTTTTTAGTTGGCGCTGATCCAATTCCAATATGACACCCATTCTTATCTAAGACTGCCATCGTGTACAAATTTGTGGACGATGATAGCATAGTGTATGTTGGTGTATGATGAAATTTAGCTTGATAGAGCTTCTGTAATTGCTCCTTGTAGTTTCGATTATTCATCAAGATCTTTGGAATGTTGATATGTTTCTCAATCAACCCAACAATAAATGCGTAAACTACTTTAAAGTCATATTGACTATCCATCCATAACGCACCAATAAAGGCTTCTAAAATATCACCTAATTTCTTCAAATTTGTTCTGCCATTACAGACTTCCTCATTATGCTTTGAGATAATGTAGAACTTATCTAATCCAATCTTTTGACATAAAGTTCCTAACATTTCATTACAAACAATCTCCTTCTTGAGATTAGTAATAAATCCTTCATTTTCATGTGGGAAGCGTCTTAATAGATAAGACGATGCGACGACACCCAATACTGAATCCCCTAGATGTTCTAGACGCTCGTAGGAATCCTCAAAGAGTTCAATTGTGTTCTCTGGGCGAGGTGCTAGCTGCGTGCTTTCTCCTGTTGGTGTTGTATACTCTAATCGTTTCACATAGGATGAATGGATCATTGCGGTTTGGTAAACATGAGGATCTTTGATTTTGTAATTCACATCTTTAAGAATCGCTTGAATATCCTGTTTGGTAAATAAGCGATTCTTTGGATTGTATGGATTATAAAGTTGTACTTGCATATGTATTTAATGTTTTCTGTGTTTAAGTTTGCGAGTCCGTTTTCGTTTTCCTGCTGCTCCTGGTGCTGAAGTCGTCATAGGAGCAGGTACAGCTGCTGTTGTACTTTCACGTTGAACAATTGTATTAATTTCATTTAGGTTGGATGAAAAAATTTGTTTTTGTGTAGGAGACATTTTCTGCATTCCAGTTACAATTGCCTTTTCAATATCGGCTTTTGAGTTTTGAATCAACGTAGGCAATAAAGCCATCGCTTGTTTCTTGACATAGTCTACCATTATTGATTCGTTAGATTTTCATTTTGAACGAGTCGAGTAAATTTAAATTCATTGGATACAGAATTTTCTTTATGTTTTCGCAGAATAAAGTCAAAGCATTGTTTTGCCTGTTCTGTGTTTCCAAAGAATTCTGACAGAGACTTTTGTAAGCTCCCCTGAGTAAAGCTAACTGGTTTTACCCATTGGCGCTGAATTTTTACCTCTGAACCATCATCATCAATTCGCAGACGATCATATCCTTCAAATTGAGGAGTCTTCAAAATATCCTGCATTTCCAACTCAGTCAGCTTAATTTCTTCACGGACCTCTGAAACCTGCGCATTTAGATCACGTCTCTGATTATCGAGATCACGATACTTCTTGATACATTGCTTCAAATCGTCCATTGTTGTACCATGTTTTTTGAGTCTAAACATATAATCCGTTTTGAGAATAAGGATGTACTTTGACAAAGACGAAATCGAAAACCTTCGTCAGGTCTATAACGCAAAATATACAAATGAACAACCGATTCCTGCTGGAGAAATGATGAGTGTATGGAATGAATTAAGAAGACGATTTCATTCTCATTGTTCCGAAGGACAAGCAGAATGTATCATTACATCTATGCTCAACAAACCAAAAGCTCCAGATTCATGGATAACAAATCCAGAAGAGTGGCTATCATCTGATGATATCGAACACGTAGAAAAACAATTTGTCAAAATATTCTCCAAATATTACTATCTTGGTACATTTCCAATTGACTTTGATAAGAAAGATGAGCTTGGAAAATGCTTAGTTAGCTCATTGTGTTCGTTGAAACTCAAAGAGATCTATGATCGAGGACATAGTCAAATTGGTATTATTTTTAATACCGATGTAAGCACAGGTCCTGGTAAACATTGGGTAGCTGTATTCTGCGACATTGGCTCAGAGTTTGAATATCCTCGGATTACATATTTTGATTCCTATTCACATAAACCTGAAAAAGAGATTCAAGTGTTAATGAAACGTTGGAGAGATCAGTGGCTAGAAGCTGGTGTTCATAAAACACCTATGATGACATCTTTTAATAAAACACGACACCAATATGAAGATTCTGAATGTGGTATGTATTGCCTATACTTTCACTTTTGTTGCTTATTAGGTATTCCTATGGAAGATCGTATTCCTGATCCGGTTATAAGAGGTTTTCGTAGTATGTTATTTCGTGTTGACAAGAAATAATGGAACCCACTGACCAAATTAGTGAATTAACTCAAGTAGCGAGTGGATTTTTACAAGCAAATGGATGGATCATTTACTTGCTATCTGCTATACTGATAGTTGTGATTGTTTACTTTATTTATCAATCACTTCAACCATCGGGTAACAAAGCTCTTGCAACAGCAAGACCAAAATTTAAAACATATGAACAAGTAACTAAATTAGCTCCATTGGGTTGTCCAACACCTGCTAACTTTAAGCTTTGCGATTACTATATCGCATCTTCCTCTTATTCTGTATTTCCAGGTGCTGAAGTATATGATTATGTATCTGATCAAATTCTTCCTTTGATCATCAAAGCAGGAGCAAGATTAGTTGAATTAGATATTTATGCGGATGTAAATGACAAACCAGTTGTTGGACTCAAGAACCAAAAACTAGGAACTGATTACGCCTACAATACAGTTCCATTTGAAGCATGCTGTGTAAGTATTGTAAACAATGCCTTTAACAGTATACATTGCCCAGTTTCGTCAGACCCATTCTTGCTAAGTTTGAACTTTCATACAGACAAGACAACCGTGATTAACGCAGCTGCTGAAATTTTGAAGACAACTTGTAGACCAAACTTATTGGACGAAACATATGCCTATCAACGCAAAAATTTAGCTGTTGAACCAATCTGTAATTTACAAAACAAGATTGTAATTCTTTCAGGAGGTTCGATGAAAGGAACCATCATGGAAGAGTTAGTCAACCTTTCTTGGGATACATCTAATTTGCGTCGTCTCACATACACTCAAGCATCTCAACCACACGATTCTGATGAATTGGTAAACTTCAACCGTACCCATATTACGATGGTTGTTCCAGAGATTGGAGAAGATTTAGTTAACAATAATCCTCAAATTTTGTTCACATATGGTTGTCAGTTAGTGATGATGAACTATGGATCAATTGATGATATGATGGAGTTGTATATTGGTGAATTCCAAGAGAACAGTTGTGTGCTCAAGCCAGCTGCGTTGCGTCCACTCAAGCCCAAGAAGTACAAGAAACCAACACTTCCAGATCCAGTTGTATCATTTCAACCAATGCAAAAGATCTCACCAATTTATAACGTTACAGTATAATGGCATTCGTGTGGTCTCGTAAATTCGCAAAGCCTGTTCAACTTCAAGCTCCCGTTGCGGTACAAGAGGAAACTCTTCAAGTAGTAACTGTGCCAGAATACGATAAAATCTCAGTAGAAGAACATAAAGATGGCGAATGCGTGGTTAGCTCATGTAAAGAAGACAATGAAGCAAATGAAGTCCAAGGGGACATATGCCAAGGGCAAGGGGTTGGGTCAAGTGATCAAGGAAGCCAAGAAGACGTGGCACAGTGCGAAGAGCTCAACAAAGACGATGAAGGCGAAGAAGAGTCGTCGCAGCCACTAATTGAGGAAACTGCGACCGAATAGGTTCGCTAAAAAAATTGATTATAAGTAACATATAAAGACAAATGGGCGGTGGTTTATTACAACTCGTAGCTTATGGTGCGCAAGATGCCTATCTATCTGGAAATCCTCAGATTACCTTTTGGAAGGGACTTTACAAGCGCCACACAAACTTCGCGATGGAGCCATTCCGTATTAATTTAACTGGTCAACCCAATTGGGGTATTAAGCAGAGCGCGACGATCGGTCGTCATGCTGATCTTTTGTACTCAACTTATGTAGAAGTTGTTCTACCTGAGACAGTAAGTACTGGAACTACTGCGAATCGATGGAATTGGCTATCTGGTGCAGTATCTAACCGTCTTGGGTATGGTATGATCAAATATGCTGAACTTGAGATTGGTGGTCAGCTCATCGATCGTCTATATGGTGAATGGTTGTATCTATGGGATACTCTTACTATGGACACTGATACACGCGCTAAACTTTTAACAATGGTAGGAAATGGCGGAAGTGGTACATCTGTAGGTCCTTCAACTTGCGGAGGACAAGGTCGTCCTATTCGACCAAATGTTCTCTATATTCCTCTATATTTCTTCTATACTCGCAACCCTGGAGCTGCTCTTCCTTTGATCGCACTACAATATCATGAAGTCAAGATCAATATCAATTGGAACACACAAGACTTTTTCACATATAATCCATCTACTGATGCTCCTGCAACAATAACTGTTCCTGGCCCAGCTCAAGCTTCGATCTATATTGACTATATCTATCTTGATGTTGAAGAACGCCGTCGTATGGCTCAACAATCCCATGAATATCTAATTGAACAAACTCAGTTCAATGAAGATAAGGGAATTACATCAGCACAAAATCGTATTGATTTGACTTTCAATCACCCAGTGAAGGAACTTGTGTGGGTAACTCAACAAGATTGGAAGACCAATTGTAAGATTACTCCTCGTTCTACCAATTACCTACAACCATTTGTCTATGATGATATCATCTATCAAGCAAAGCTCCAAATTAATGGACAGGATCGTATGGATGATCGATATGGTAGTTATTTTTCAACCACTCAGCTATACCAACACCATACTGGTACCACTGCCTCTGGTGTATATGCGTACAGCTTCTGTCTTCGTCCTGAAGAACACCAACCATCTGGTACCTGTAACTTCTCTCGCATTGATACCGCAACTTTAATTATGTCTGTAAACGATACTGTCAGTGGGTTAGTTATCGATGATGCCACAGACAAAGCTTACAACGTCCGTGTCTATGCGGTTAACTACAACATTTTGCGTATCATGAGCGGCATGGCGGGATTAGCATACAGTAACTAAACATATCTCTCTCCATTACAGATTCGACAAGTATACTCGGGTTCAAACTTATCGACTCCAGTTTGGTCACATGATGTACATTTGCGTCTAGCTGGTTCGCCATTGACTTTCTTCATCTTCTCAAGGTACAAAATAGCATCCATGAGTTCCTCCTGCATATGCTGAACCCAATCTAAAAAACTAAGATCATTACGATCTAAATTTGTGCCATATTTCTTCTGGCCAAATTCAGAGCGCTGTTTGAATCGATCTACAACTGCGGTTACAACACTGTCCATTTAAAAAGTACTTGGTTCTAATCTTAAAACCCATAATACGCACGATCCGCGGGATTTGAAAGCATATTTGCAATTGTCTTCAAATATTTATCCTCTGGATGAATTGAATATTCAATCTCCTGTTTCATTTCTTGGATGTTCCACTCTGGATGGAACTTACCGATCTTCGCATGTAGCCTGTCCAGAAAGCTGAGTCCATCATCATAGTCGTTATCGCTGTGATGATAGATATAATCAACTACGATTAGCAGTTTATAAGGGACATCTGTACTCTCATGTAAGAGATTCATAATATCATTCAACTTCTGTTGCGTAAAGCGAAGATTTGCAGGAACGAACATTTTTGTTACTATTTAAAAAATTCTAAAATTTCAATCCGTTTTCCGTTCATATTCTCTTCTTCTTACCATTCCATTGTAATATCCTCCATTGCGATATTTCCTTCTGCCTTTTCTGCTTCTTCAACTCGCGCATTGGCTGCCTTGAGATCTGCGTCAAAGACTGATACGTCCTCTTCAGCTCCTTCTGGTAGCTTGGTTTCATCAATTAGGATATCAACAAATCCTGTACCGCAAGGTGGCTTCTGACCAAACATGATATTCGCAGATACACCACGCATATTATCAAACTCTGCTCCAACAGCTGCGTTGAACAAATGCTTGGCGGTTTCTTCAAAAGATGATTTCGCAAGGATTCCCATTTCGTCATTCTTGTTTACACCAGCACGATCAGCAGATAGGATAAATCCAGGAGCTGTCATCGAATCAATCAACGTAATCATGTGATGGTAGTTGATACCCGAAGCTTCAAAGACTTCATTAAACTCCTCATAGAGTGAAATACGAGCAGCTTCAATCCCAAAGATTTCATTCACCTCATGAACATCGTTTGAGAATGATCTATAAGGATCTGTATTTGCGTTCAAGCCAATATCGAGCAAATTTGTTCCTTCTACATCAAACACATATTGCTTTAATGGCGCATATCCTCCAATCTTGTCATCATACATGAGCTCTTTTCCAAGTTCACGACGATAGACACGACCAACTCCATCAACTCCTGTTAGAATTGTATCCAATAGCTTATCTTCAATAAATCGCAAAGATAGAGAGTTCTTTACAATATCTGGAGTAAATACGATTCTCATAATTAGCTTATCAGGTGTATTGATATCACTTGTTACACATTCAAATACACGAAGAATTCGGTTGTTCTGAATTTGAGTTGAGATTTTGGTCATATCAGTGACACGTCTCGAAGCCATTTCCATTCGATCTAGCTCTAATCGTAGGATCCAAGGAGACGCACAAGATGTGCCTTGTGTGACTGAAAACTTCTCGTAGGATTTGAGAATTTCTACATCTTCTTGAACAGCTGTGTTTGTAGACAAAGGATTTGGATCGTAGTAGATTCGTACAGATCTCGTAATATCACGAAGAGTTGTCTTTTGAATTTCCTTCATCATGGAAAGTGTCTCATCGTCAGACGTTGCGATGCTTGGCTTCAAATAGATGAAGTTAAGAGGATTCTTTGGGTTGTGAGTCGCAGACAATAGTTCGCTAATACGAGGAACACCTTGTGTTGCGTTTGCCTTTACAGTACCAGCTGAGTGGAAAGTATTCAATGTAAGCTGAGTTGTGGGTTCGCCAATTGACTGAGCAGCCAATGTACCAACCATTTCTCCTGCGTGGACTCGTGACTTGATATACCGGAATCGAATATCTGAGAGTAATTCATTGAACATATCTTTCGACAAACGAAGATCTACAATTGATTTTTTGGGTGCCAAATAGAATCGTAGCAACATATGGAAGACCTTGTTGTGCTTGAAGAGTGAGTTCTCACACATTTTATTGAGTTCTGAAACTACATAGTCGGGTGTCAAATCAGTCTTTGTTGCGTACGAGTTACGATACTTTTCAGTTAATCGCTTCATATGAACTGGAGCTTGAACCGTATCGTCTTTCACATATCGTAGTACATCTTTGACCAACATATCTCGATCTTTCAAAAGTTGCTCTACCATATCATCTACTTCTCCAACAGTTTCAGATACAATGTCTTTTAGATCAACAGCTGATAAAGCATAATTCTTATAAATATCTTCTAAGCTCATCAACGCAAGATTACATGGCTGTTTTTCAACACAAATACTATCAATACCATCACCTCCATAATTGAACTGAATAATTGTACCATTTACGTTACGAACAGTTCCATCATATTCAACATGAAGATCTTCCATGTTCTTCACAAGCTTACGTTGGATATAGCCTGAGTCTGATGTCTTGACTGCAGTATCAATGAGACCCTCACGCCCACCCATAGCATGGAAGAAGAACTCCGCTGGCTTGATACCTTGAATAAAGCTATTTTCTACAAACCCACGAGATTCAATACCGTGATCATATTTGGGAAAGTGTGGCAACGTTCTGTCTTGTAGAGTATATTGTACGCGTTTACCAGCTACATTTTGTTGACCTAAAAGCGCCATCATTTGGGAAATGTTTGTAGGATCACCTTTAGCTCCAGCATCAATCATCTCCTTCATTCGGTTATCGGATGACAAACTGTTCATAACACTTTCAGAAACATTTCTTGAAATATTATTCAATTCTGTGGCAATCTTGTTTTCAAGTTCATCTCCATCAGGTCTTCCAGAACCGTTTAGGAATTGTCCCGCATGTACACTTGAAATGTAACGAGCTACTTCTTCCTTTCCTTGTTTGACTCTTTCTTTGATGTATTCAGCTGTCTTCTCATCTGCTACTAGATCAGATGTGCCTACTGAAAATCCAGTAAACAAATTAAACTTTGTGACTACATTTTGGACTTCGTTAATGAACTGACCACATCGTTCTGGACCATATTCATTGTAAATGAAATGAATGATACCTTCTGAAGCCGAGCTAAAGGCTCCCTTTCGTAAACGTCCTTTGATCAATTTACCATCTTTGACTGTAATGGGTCCATCGTGGTTCATTAAAGGAAGAACACTTGAGAATAATTGGGGACCTGAATAGATCTCACCCTTGCGTTTGAAGGTAGACAGAGGCTTCTTTGTTCGCACCAAAATGTTCATTGCGATATGTTCAGGCACCGTAAACTTTGGATCCGAAATTCGGAACGAACCAGTCATAGTATCCTGTACAATTTCAATAATAGGCGCACCTTTGCGGGGTGAGATGATTTGTCGCAACACAGAAGCTAAGTACTTGAGTTCAGTAGCGGCTGCGATTGATTGAGGTACATGCATGTTCATTTCATCACCATCGAAGTCTGCGTTGTATGGCTTGGTAGCAGATACATTCAATCGGAATGTAGAATGAGGCAACACCTTAATTCTGTGACATTCCATAGATGCCTTGTGAAGAGATGGTTGACGATTAAACAACACAACATCTCCATCAATTAGGTGGCGGTGTACAATATCGCCTTCCTTAACATCAATGACTTCTGGGTTTACGTATTTCAAATTGATTGGGTTGCTACGGTCCTGAATCTTGACTGACTTGGCTCCTGGGTGACGGTAAGGACCATTTCGTACATAGCTCATTAAACGATCACGATTGTAAGGAGTTACAATCTCAGGGAAAGTCAAGTTCATTGCGATTTCTTCAGGTACACCTAACTCATCTAGCTCAATGTTTGGGTCTGGAGTAATCACCGAACGAGCAGAGAAATCTACACGTTTCCCCATAAGGTTACCTCGTACACGACCCGTCTTTGCTCCCAACCGGGACTTGAGGGTCTTCAAAGGTCTACCAGATCGTTGAATCGATTGAGATACGCCTGAAATATCGTTATCTACATATGTAGCTACAGCATGTTGTAGAAGAGCTGTTGTCTTATCAATGACATCACGAGATTCTCCATTGTCTACAAGTGATCGTAGCTTTTGGTTGAAGCGTACAATATTGATCAACATATGTGTCAAATCATCCTCCATGCGTTGATTATCTTCCATGACACTTGGGCGAACAGTGAGTGGAGGAACCGCTAAAACAGTACACACCATCCAATCTGGACGACTAAATTTAGGACTAAATCCAATCAACTGGATATGACGATCTGTCATACGTTGAAAGCAACGAAGAACCATTTCGGGTTGTAAAGGAAGAACCTCATCATCATATGTCTTTGCTTCGAGAGCCAAAGGAGCCACAGCTACGGTTGCCTCCTGACGATCGACCTTCTTGATAGCTGGTGATCCACAATGGGGGCAAGAGGATGACTTCTTTAACTCACCAGTCTTGAAAGACTTTGTAGCTTCACGAACTTGGTCAAACAAATCAATACCCTTAAAGTTCTTTTCAAGCTTTTCAAGTGTTTCATCTGGCAAATAGGGGTTGGAACAATTCATACATACAACCTGAAGGATCTTCTGGATATACTCAAGAAATTGATACAAATACACTGGTCTTGCTAGAGTAATATGTCCAAAGTGGCCTGGACACAAAGCATTTGTTTGCTTACATGTCGGACAAACCTTACCATTTTCAATGACACCAAAGCGGGCATCAAAGACACCGTTGGGTGCCGGTTGACCAGTTAAATAGGTTTTGTCTGTAATGACTTCAACTACACTACGCTTGACAATGTCATCTGGGTTGGCAATGCCGAACTGAACACCGATAATAGTATCACCCATTCTTATTATTAGTAACTATTGTCTCTATATTATTGTTCCATTTTCAAACTAGCAAATATATAAATGGCACGCGTTGTAGGAGATGCTGTTAGCTTGGGGCTGGATTATGAAGCATATAAGAATTCCGATAGTTTTATGGGATTCTTAGGCTTGAGATTAGAATATGGCTTAATTCTTCTAGTTGGTATTATTGCTATTGGTGCGATTATTTGGATGTTATTTGGAAAGGTAACAAAAGAAAAATTTGAAAACAAGCCTATGTTTAGAAACCCCGTACCACCTTCAGAGTTAACAACCAAAACTCATCGTCGTTAACAACTTCTTTAACCATTTCTGGATTGTAATCTAAGTAGAGTCTAGCTGTCCAACTTTCAAATTCAGGACCCATTCTTTGCTTGAATTTGCCTTTATCACGAATCTTCATTTTGCGAAGATCATGATAAATGCGTTGACATAACTTTTCTGTAAAATAAGGTTGCTCACTTTCATCTTTGAGTTTGCGTACCTTGGAATACCAATCCTCCATTTGAAATTTCACACAGAAGAATAAGATGAAGAAATTACGTCTAAAGACGATTCGTCGTTCTCATAAAAAGGAGAAAAAATGGGATGCTGTGTTTGAATATCCAGATGGACACACAAAGACAGTTCCGTTTGGACAAAAGGGATATAGTGATTACACAAAGCACAAAGATAAGACGCGAAAGCAAAGATATATTAATCGACACTCAGGTATGGGAGAAAACTGGAATGATCCAACAACTCCTGGTGCGCTAAGTCTACATATATTGTGGAATAAACCAAGTTTTAAGGCATCTGTAGCTGATTTCAAGAGGCGGTTTAAATTGTAAAACGGACAATTTTTAATCAAATTAGTATGTATTAGTTATTGTCCTACACAATAACATTCTATAGTATTCACAGGTTGGATTTAGTTAGAAGTGTTGAAATGGAGGAACTATTATTGGAGATGCCGTCTCCATCAAACGGAGCATCGTGCTCCTCAGAGCCCAGTGTTGCTGTGCTCACAAATTTCTTACCAGAGCTTGGTGAAGAAGAAAAGGAACCATTCACAGATGACGAGTCAGATGGTTCATCAATCGAAGGAGAGACTGAAAGAAGATGTCACCTTCCAATTAGACGCGAGCCAAATGGCCTTTGCCCTATTGCCTTGGCGGCGCTAAGGGCAGATGTGAGAAGGTCTAAACGGAAAGCTAGAAATCTTAGAGTGACGTTTGATCGATACGAGTATGTCTATACGTACTTGAAGAATCGATTTGAGTCACTTGCCATGCATGGAAAGTGTTAATATCGCTTCTGTTCAGTTCTTAAAATCAAAATAGCCTATTGAGGCTTTTTGATTTATGCTAATGGTATAATTTTGGTAAACATGTCAGACCATTCTAATTGTCTGCCAGAGTCTAAATGTAGCTTTGCAATTCGATTAAAGGATTGAATGTAAAAGAAAGCTACTGTCCCAATCACAAAAGCATACCAAGGCTCCATTGATACAAAAATGGATTTAATAACTGTATTTTTAACTTATACCAAAAGATGTCGTTTGCTATTGGATTTCAGTTTGTAGGAGTTCCAGATTTGAGGGAATTTCTCCTCGAATCTTGGAATAGTATTTATCCAAGATATGTGGAATGTATTCTACAAATGCTGAACTTCACAGATTTGAACAACAGATTTATGGACAATGAAGACGAATATCGCCAACGTGTGGCGCAATGTATCACATTTAACCAACAGACCCTTGTGGCAACTCTTACGTTGCCAAGAAAGCTATGGTGCGCAGATGGACCGTATTATAATGAACACTTTACTCGTCACATGAGAGAATTCTATGTTGACGAACTAAGGGAGTTTGTACAAGATGCTACAAATCTTCATGGATCTAATGAAGGACCAAGTGTGTATATGCATCCGTCTGGCGAAACTGTAACTGTAAACATTATTTAAGAAACTAAAGATTTTTTATTTCATATGTAAATTAATTTTTTCTTCAACTCGAGCAACAGAAAGACCAATATGATCTAACTTTGTTTCAAATTTTTCCATGCGAGTATCTATTTCTTTTTTATTTTCTTTGATCTTTGATTCGATCAGAAAATAGAAACCACCAACTGAAGAAAGAGCTGTTCCTACAATACTCAGCATACTTGGTAAAGTACCTGGAACAACATTAGCTATTTCTGCTCCAGATACACTTCTTGTACCAAGTTTACGAATAGACGGCGAAAGTCTACTCAACATTACTAAAAGGCAAATAAATTAAAGTAGTGTTTGACGAGTTATACGAAATGTTCTTTTGTGATCGCGATTTTTAGTTAAAGCTCCATTCGGTAGCTTTCTACATGTTTTCCCACGATATGTCTTTTTTTGGCAGCCACTTTTGAAATACATAACTCTAGATACATATCCCTTATAACTTGGTAATTCTGCCTTTATAGATCCAGCTAAAGCAGATAAAAGTCCATACATCCATTTCATATAGGACTTTTGATTCGTTAAAGAAACTTCATTTTTTGAAAGATATTCTTTGAAAGCTGATCTCATATGTTCAAATGGATAGACTTCTGCTAATTTATGAATAAAGGTTCTTTGAGTTGCCATATCCTTTTCTTCGGGTTCCGTTGGATAGTTTACTGCTATTGAAAACAAAAAATCCCTTCCAGGAACATCCGTTGGTTTCATCGACATATATTTCTTTTTTACTTCTTCAAATCTTGGATCAGTGCCAGGATCAATAACAGCGGGGTCATCTTTACACTGAGTTCGTAATTTATTGTTTACCATATTATGTAGATCATAGGACCATCTACCAGGATCACCTTTCAAAGGCAATTCATGTGTAAATTTTGTTGTACTTTCTCTACAAAATCTACAAGGCAAAATATCCTTTATCATGAGAAGTAACTCTTCAGGATGAAGAGATCGAAACGCTATTAAATGGATAAGCTGCCATCCACTAGGACCAAAAAATCGGGTATCCATTACATTAAACTTGAAAAAGAATCTAAGTTCAATTTAAAATGACGACAAACGGAACAATCTTGACTTTCGCAGTTGCGATTTATGTGGGTAGTGCGTTGAAGGACTTTTTTGGTGCTATTACGAAAGATCTAGTTGCGCCTTTCTTGGCTGCGTTGTTCCCTACTGCCCAACAGAGCCTCGATAAGATTGTCATCCAAGTTGGCCCAGTCAAGCTAAGTATTGGTGATGCGATTGGCGCAGTTCTAAACCTTGCGATTGCTCTTGTGGTTGTTTCGTTTACTCTCCCTTACATTCGTGAATACTCACCCGTCAAAGGTGGCCGATAAAATATAACTGAAAAGTAAAGATGGACTGGTTGTCAAAACAATACAACAATTTAAAGAATGCAGTTGTTGGGCCTGCTCAACAAGCACTGCCATCAAGCATGACACAGCCTGCTTCTACTCAAGTAGGTACAGCACCAGAAACTCCTGGATATACCAGCGCAGGAGGTAAGCGCGTTGGTAAAAAAACTCGTCGCTCTAAGAAATCTAAGAAAACCATGCGTCGCAAGCACTAAGCGTCTAGCTTAAAGTTCTTCCAGCCTCCTCGAGGGGCTTTTCCAAACTGTGCCTCGATTCGCTTCTCAAGCTCTGCTACAGTCAACATTCGTTGATCATTCTCATCTTTCCACTGTTTGAAAGCACGCTTCAATTCATTCTTATCAATTCGTGTAGTCTCATCTTGATCAGCTTCATCAATTGTAACAATCCTTTCTGCAATAAATTTGGCGATACCGTCATTTTCGTTGCGATACTCAGATGTATACTCAAGAACCTTTTGAGGTGCCGTAAGCTTACGTAATCCCTTACCATCCTTCAAAATTTGAACCATATACGCAAGGAATGGTGTTGCCCAGTCCACTGAATTGACCTTAAACTGAATTGACTCATCCAAAGGAAACTCATTCAAAGCAGAAGGAGTTGGTACAAACTTCGATACAAAGTTGATAACTACAAGTCGTCTCCAGGTTCCACCATCCGTTGTATTGATCTTAGGCTTTTCATTACAAGCTAAATGGAACTTTGCTTGTACCTCAAACTCAGAACCTGACTTGAATAAGTCGCGAGCATACATCTTTTCACCAGATGTAATCTCCTTCATTAATCCAGTGTTTAGTGCGATTGCCTCATCGGGCTCCTGCATGGTTACAAATCGACGACCTTTGAGTCTTGCCACCTCTGGAGCTGCTGCGCCTGATCCCTTTCTCTTTTGAGTAAAGAGCGAAATAGGAACTGTACAAGCATAATCTCCTAAAGCTTTCGACATCAAGTTCATAATCATCGATTTACCATTTGAACCAGATCCAGTCAAAATGTGAAACTTTTGTGCTGTATTGCCGCCAAGAATGTTAGTAGCTAAATGCTTGAGGAAATAATCACGGACCTCTCGATCTGGTAATACCTGCTTAATGAATCGTTCAACTTCTGGCCAAGAAGGATATTCATAATAAGGTCTATCTGGATCATAATCAATTCCTGTACTGAACGAAATGTAATCCTCTGGTTTGCCTTCTCGAAACTCAAAGGTTTCTTCTTCTCCATCTTGTGTCTTAATTTTGATCAGCTTGGACATATCAAGTACACCATTGTTGAATGCGATTAGATCCTTATTCGCATCCACCTTCTTGATAAACTCCTCATCGAAGAACAATTCGCGACATTCTTTCATAACGTTTGATTTGAAGGATGTAGTTTTGAGCTTTGTATAGACCTGTTTCAATCCACTTTCTTGCTTGTTGAGTTTACAATATTCGCAAACACCACAATCCTTCTTGCTTTCTTGTTTGTCTCCAGAGCATTCAATCAGCTGACGATTGTTCATCTCATTCATAATAGCTGTCATTCTGTCGAAGAAGATAGCAGCGATTTGACGAGATAGTTTTGCGAGAAGATCAATACCAGAATCAGTCTCACGCCAAACATGCCCTGTCCAGCGGTACCAATTATTGTTCTTGAAATCACAACATTTGTAGTTGTCGCGGAACTTCGCATAAATGACCGAAGCTACATCATGCTCTGTTCCTGAACAAGCTGCTAGCACTAATCGTTCAACATTAGACTTCTCAATCTCATCATATCCTTCACGGTTATCCTCACGAGACCAATACCGAAGAGTTCCTTCACCAAGTCGGTCTCCATCGTTACGGAATGTTAATGAGTTCCACTTTTGAATACAATCAGCTTCATTGTATTTCTTTTCGTCCTGTGCGCTAAAATCTAGGAATACATCTAGCAAATCAGGATGAATGTTATGTAGACACAAAGCTACTTGTACCCAACCATTATAATCATCTGCTCTTTGGGGATTCAAATTCATAACATGAGCTTTCAAATATTCTTTCTTCTCTGGATCAAGTTGTACAAAGATTCGGCCATTGGGAGATGATGCGCGAGAACTTGGTTTTTCAGATCTCTGCATGGGTCTTCCACGAGTTTTCTTTTCGATAGCTGAATTACGGATATCAGAATTAATCTTATCACGAACTCCAGCATACAATTTTTTACCCTCCTCAGTCATTGGGATCTCATCTTTCTCATCACGACGAAGAGAGAGTGTCTTCATCAAGTCGACTGAAATACGAGGAATCTTTTTGCTTACTTGAAGACCATTTTGGCTATATTGAAGAACATATGAGATCAGATAAGGCAGAGAATTGGGATCATTCTTTCTTGAACCATATAAAGTCCAAGGCACAGAACGATTCACAACTCCCTCATCATACACTTTCTCCCAAGGCTCCTGCAACGGTAATCCTGGAAAGAAGTCATCCATGCGTTTGAGCAGAGTTCGTCTGACACTTTGTTCAACAAATTTATGACTCGAAATAGCTGGCACCACAATATGAATACCAGACTTACATCTTTGCTTTTTAGAGTCAAATGTAGGACGACGCTTTTCCATCACAAAGATATCAACGTTCTCAGGAAGAACCAAATACTCCTTGATGTTGTCCATGTAAGACTTCACAAAGGAAACAACTTGGTCTTGTGTGTGTAGATGTTTGTCTACTTGTGCGTCATAAATAAAGTCAAAGTCAATGCGGATGGGACCAATATCAGTTGACTTTTCAGTCAAATATTGCTTATCACCATCCAAGATGCTTTCAACATATAGATTATAAAACTCATCAATCGCATCGTCGCCGATGAAATATTTCCCACCAGCTAGCGATGTATGTGTCCACACCTTATCTGCTGGATGTTGATCTAGAAATTCACGTAGACTACGTTGAGATGCCATGAGTATGTTGAGGCAAGACAACTTTTTGGCGAACGATCCATTTTGAACGAACAGAAAATGGAATCAATAAGGTAACAATTTATACAAGAAAAAAATGTCATTCAAACCTATGTTGGCAGCCACCCTCGCGGATATTGACCAACTGTTGGAATATCCATTTGGAGCTACACCTAAGATTGACGGTATTCGTGCGATCATGAGAAATGGTAAGCTCGTTTCAAGGACCCTCAAGCCAATTCGCAATGTTCAAATTTGTAAGGCTTTGGAGGCTGTATTACCTGAAGGAGCCGATGGAGAAATTGTTACCAATTTGACCAACCTACAACAAACAACAAGCGATGTAATGACTGCTGACAAACCAATTGAACACTTTACCTATTATTGGTTTGATTGGATTGGACCAAAGCCATATCTGGAGAGAATGGCGTTTCTGGCAGAACATGACTTGCCAGAAACAGAAGGATTTACAATTGTAAAGCTACAGCCAAAGATTGTAAACAATAAAAAGGATGTGATCGACTTTGAAAATGAAGTGCTAAGCATGGATTATGAAGGAGTCATTCTGAGATCATTGGATGGTGACTATAAATATGGCAGATCTACTCTGCGTGAAGGATACCTAATGAAGCTCAAACGATTCACAGATGCTGAAGCAGAAATTGTGGATGTAGAGGAGCTTGTTCACCAAGATGGATCCAAAGGAAATACACTTGGTTGCTTTGTGGCCCAAACACCGCAAGGAATTGAATTTAAGATTGGAACTGGATTTACGCAACAACAACGTGATGACTTTTGGAAGAACAAAGAAAATCTTACTGGAGAATTTGTGAAGTACAAGTACTTTGATGTGAGTATCAAAACAGCTCCAAGACATCCAGTCTTTCTTGCTATGAGGGATCCTATCGATATGTAACTTTTTTAAAACGAATTTATAGAATCAACTACATAGTACAAGTAAAGATGAAGTTTTGTCCTGCTTGTCGAAACATGCTATATGGTATCGATGAAGATACCATTGATGGCGTAAAGACAGCCGTTCTTAGTTGCCGCAAATGCGAATACAAGGAACCTGTAAGCAAAGAGAATCCCATTATTTACGAACACTCTTTGCGTGAGGATAAATCCGTTCGGTTGGTTATGAATCCATATCTGAAAAATGATCCTACTTTGGATCACTTGTCAAATGTTATTTGTCCAAATGACAACTGTCCTTCACGTATTGGTAGCGCAAAACCTGATGTAGTAGCTGTTGAAATTAATGACAAAGAACTCATTTGGATGTATCAATGTGTAAATTGTGACACAACCTGGAAACAGAGTGCTAGAGTTAGTTAAAAACGAATTAGACACTATAAACTTTATTTTTTTAACAAATATGGGAAATTATATCTTTGGAGCGCCTAAAACACAAGTTGTTCCTGAGAAACCAGAAGTATCTATCCGTGAAAAAATTATGATGCTCGAAAAGAGAAAAAGTTACTTAGAACTTTTAGCAGCAAATGCTCAAAAAAGTGCGAAAGAAGCAACATCAAAAGATACAGCGCTTAGATACATAAAATCTAAAAATATGTATCTAAAAGAAATTCAATCTATTCATGGGATGCTAGAAAAATTAGAGACACTTGAAAATGCCAGACAACGAATCATGATTAGCAAAGATGTCCTAGATGTCACCAAACAAGCCAATCAAGCTATTAAGATCAATATGATGGATCCTGATAAGGTCGAAGATTTTATGGATGAAATGGCTGAGACAATCAACCAAGCAGATGATGTAACAAGAGTAATCGGAGCTCCACTCACTTCAAACTTTGAAGCTGAACAAGAACTTGAAGAAATGCTTCGAGAAAATAATGCTGTTGTTCCACCACCAACAGCTGTACCTATGCCTTTGCCACCTACAAAATTGCCAACTCAAGAAAAGACTGTCGAAGAAATTAGAATGTTGATTCCAAGTTAAATAATGGGAAGAACTCAAGCGCAGCGTATGTGCGATTGTGTAAAAAGTGTACGACGTAAAGTCAAAGTTCGCAAGGGACTGGCTCCATCCAAAGAAGGAGCTGCTATTGCCATTTGTACTCGTTCAATTTTGTGGCCTCAAAAAAGAACAATGAAAACTATAAAATGTAAAGGGAAGAAACCAAAACTTTTTACACAGAAGAAATAATGCCAACACTAGAGATCTATAGTGAAGATGGGTTCGTATTACGAGCAAATATGGGTTACTATATACGAGAACCATATGCCTCTAAAGTAAATCCTACTTCTCAAGATAAAGCAGTTTATATTCCAGAGTTTATAAGCACTTCAAGAGCAAATAACAATTGTTTAGTAAGTATTGAAGAAAAACCTGGTAAGCCATTACATGGTTTTCTAAGAAGTCGAATGGATCATACACAAGGTCCCTATGTTCCAAATTATTCGATAAGTGAAACACCTAATCCAAGAGAATCGGTAAAGGAAGCTTTGCTTCGTGGAGTCAAAGAAGAGCTTGGTTGCTTAATTCATCCGGAGTTTGTTAAAGAAGATACTCAAGGATTTTTTATGGTTGTATCCAGACAAGCTAAAGATAGAATCGTTAACAATTATCAAAGATTGGTACCTATCACCGAACTATATGATGTAATATGGAAAGCAACAACTATTCCACAAACACGTAGTAATATTGTACAAGATAGTGATATACTTGAAAGTCCTTTGATAGCAGATATAGATGCGGCTTGGGCTACGACTGTAGCTCCTCTTCCTTTTAAATCAGGAGTACCAGCATATACCAGTGCGGATAGATCTTATAGTCAAGCAGATCATGGCATTCGTCCAAGACCTCAACCAATAACTCCTAGACAACAACTCACAGCTACAATTACTGGTCCACCAGCTCCACCACCTCCACCACCACCAACATTTGTGAGTAGATCAGATTTAGCAGCATCTATGGCTCCAAGTACTACAACTAGCATACAATGGCCTCCTAAAAAAGAAGGAGAAACAAAACAACAGTATATCAGGCGAGTAACTGGAACAGGTCCTGGTAAATCAGCAACCGCCACAGCAGCTCATGCTGAAACATTAGGATTTACTGCTGGTCGTAAGACTATTCGTCGGAAGAAGTCAAAGCACTCCAAGAAACGGGGAACTTTGAAGCGATTAATTCGCCGATAGATTTGGCATACGATTGAATCTCTCGTTGGGCATCTGGAGATGTCCTTAGCTTATATAGACGAGCATAGGCTGCTAAAGACCCAGTTTCAATAAATTCAGTATACATACTTTGAGGTAAAATTGTTCTTGCGATTTCTGGCGCAACTCCTTGTTCCAACAATCGTTCGTAGAGTTCAACAGATTTTTGAGTATGTTCATCAATCCAAGAATGAATCATTTCTGCGTTTGCTACAATTGATGACCTACTTCCTTGTTTTAGCTTTGGATCTCGTTCTCGCAAATTATCAACAGGTGTCACCCAACACTCTGGAGTTGTATCTACATAACGACGACTTACTTCATTTCTAGAAAACCCAATTTGGTGACGATACCATTCACGAGCTACAAAGATAGGCATCTTGATCCGAAACTGAATTTGTGGATGAAAAAAAGGAGTCACATGATTATGTTTGGCCAAATACTGAACTAACTTGGCATCTTTATTGTTAAACTCAGTTGACTCCTTGGCAAATGAAACACGAGCTGCATTTACAACCATAAGGTCATCTCCCATTACATGAAGAAGTTCAACTTTGGCCATTAGGTAATAAAAACTAACTGTGTTAAAATAAATGAACGTTGTTTTGCCACCAAGCAATTCTCCACCTCCAGAACCTTCTAAGCCTACTATGTCAGTAGGTATGATCGTTGGTATTGTTATAAGTGTTATTGTTGGATTTATATTCCATTATGGCGCAGCTAGATTATCCTATAATACATATGGATCTTATGGTTGGTCATTTCTTGCTTTTATTTTTGCTGTATTTTATTATCCATATTACGCTTTCTTTGTAAGCAAACCAGCTACTATGTTTGGTGGAAAACGTCGTTAAAAACGAAATAGATATACATAATTCTTAAACTAAGTATACAATGGAAGAAGTACGATTTGATTCTCGTATTCTACACCCAGAAGTTCATTCTGTAACCCGTGAGGAAATCACAGAAGCTTTGAAGCAACCACGCGTTACGTTACCCTTCTATACTAAATACGAACAAACGGCACTTATTGCTATTCGTGCTCAACAGTTAGCTGAAGGCGCAAAACCTCTCGTCTCATTAGATGATTTTATCACATCATCTCCAAGATTTGTTTGGGATGTAGCAGAAAAGGAAGTCTATGACAAGAAGCTACCTTTCATTATTCATCGTAAGTTTGCGAATGGTACATCTGAGTATTGGTCGGCAAATGAATTAACTATTATTTGGTAAACTAAAATAATGAAAGTTTGTATTGGAGTTATTAGTATTGGTAGATTGTACCTTGAGGAGTTTGAACAACTTTTTAAACCATCTGTTTCTGTCTATTGCCAAAAGTATGGTTACGATTTGAAAGTATTTACTGACTACATTGATTCTAGACGCAAACATCCTGGAACTATCTCGTTTCAGAAATGTTTGGTTCCCGATCAACTTCGCGAGTATGATTTAGTTGTAGTTTTAGATGCTGATATTTATATTGAGAACTATGCTTCTGCTATTCATGAACTAGAACTCAATGATAAGATTGGTATCGTAAATGAAGTCGCGCAATCAACTCCAGAACAATACGAACAACTTAACAAAATAGGATTCGCTGATTATGGTACACCTTATTATGCTAAAGTTGGACTTGAACTAGACACATCTAAGATTTTGAATACTGGAGTTATCCTTTGTAATCCAGCTAAACACGCAGAGTATTTGAAATCAATTTATGAAAAATACGTGGACAAGTCAATTGGTCACCCACGTGGATTTCATTATGAACAAGCTTGTATTGGGTATGATCTCCAAAAAGATGAAACATATACTTTAATTCCGAATACTTGGAATTATTTATATATCAATTCTCAATTACTACAGGTACCAAAATCGAATTGTTACTTTTTACATTTTGCTGGGATGCGAGGAAATGACAGAAAGGCTGCTTTAGCCAGACATACTTACAAGAGTCTCCTGCGATGGGGGATACAAAAGAAGAGGTGATGCATCTACATCCTTATGTAACATGTTGGGGCTATCGTGGACTGCAGTTTTTGTTGCCCATTGTAGGTCTACACTTGTAGCAGGATTGAATCTTCCTTGATCACGACCTCTCTCTAAATGTAGACGACGAGCATCTGACCGTACCCAATTTGTCCACAAATCATTTAATAGATAAACTGTCAGCAAAGTCAAGGCTAGAGCTGTCAACGTGAGACCCTGAGAATACACATAGGCAATAAGTCCTAATAATAGAACTGTTGCCCCTGGACGAGTCAAACTAAGTAATAGCTCCAACGTCATAGAGCAAAACCATCCTCTAGCAACCACGCTCAAAAATACAATTGATACACCTGTTGCATATAAAGTATCGTTGGTCATTCTTATTTTGTTCGCAGAAAACGAATCTACAAACAATTAGCAGAAGAATAACAAGCAAAATGATTATTCCTATTCGATGCTTTAACTGCAATAGCCCACATATCTCGAGTCGTTGGCTAATGTACTTACAGAAGGTTAAGGAATATCGTAAGAAGGAGGGCAAGTCTGAAACTGCTGATATGGAGTACTTGACAGAATCGACTGTTAAGACTGCCGAAGGTAAAGCCTTAGATGACCTTGGAATTAAACGTATGTGCTGTCGTACGACTATGTTGACGCATGTAGATCTAATATAATAAAATCGGTGTATTTCACAAATGTCCTATACGGAGTATTTACGTAGAAAGGCTGCTAGCTCTGAAAAGATCATTGATTATCAACCCAAAAAAGTAGATGCCTCTCAGTTTATCGCACAACAACGATTAGCTGCGTCTACTATTTTTACATTGGGAACTGGACGGAAGGGTGTAATCACAAATGTAAGTGATCCATCTGCTACCGGAACAACTTCAAATTTAAAGGCAATTACATCGACTACAAAAGTCTCTGGTGGACGTATACCAGACGCTTCAAGCTATACTGCTTATATTGGAGGTAATGCTATTGGAGAAGATTTGAAAGGTGGGCTACGGAATACTAAATATGTTCTTCCAGCTAATCTTCCTGCTAGTTTATGTACCAATAGTTTTTTGAATGGACCAGCTGCTCCCAAATCAGCAGGAGATTGGACTCGTGGAAATACTCCTTGTACAAACGGACGTGAACCACATAATCAAAATGAACTTGGTCCTGCGTTGTTTGTGGATAATACGATTCGTCTAAAACATCTAGTTGGATGCTGTGATAACGAAGTCAATCAAGCTATTCACACTCATCCTGCTGATGTGCCTCATAACGTAGATTACCAAGCTCGTCCCACCAAATCTAAGATTCCAGTCTTTACAGTTCCTTCACCAAGCAATGCTCGTAAGGTTGGTAACTATGATTACAAAGATCACCAAAAGTACGTTGAGAAACACCATGGTAATGACTTGAATGTCAATCCTCGTCAGCTTATCAGAAAGTTTCAAATCCCTGCCAATACACCAGCTCATTTGAAGATCAACGATCCCACACAGGTTCCTAAGGTTTAAAACAATTCTTATAAGGTCTACAGCTTGATCTTTGTGTGAAGCCCATTCTTTTACATGGTGTCTTTTTACAATACTTTTTTGAGTATCGTCTTGGGAATTTAAACTGTTTACGCGTTTTCATAATAATGATATATCTTTGTACAGATATTACTAAATTTTCTGAGTTTTTTGAAAACTTTCGCAAAACTCATGAAGGAAAACATCTTATCGATCTATCCAAAATTCCTCCTGATACCCTAGCAGAAGAATCCGATTCGATTGTCAATCACCACAAAGACTGTGTTGTGTTTCTAGGATATTTGGAACCTGGTTGGATGCTAGATAACATGAGTCAAACTCGTATTCGCAAACTGTTCCGTAAATTTGATGTTGGATTGGTAACTCAGTTCACCGAAAGTTTACCCTTCTCGTGGAAAAACGAAATCGATATAATATACACGTTTAAATCCTAATATAAACTATGGACACACCGAGTCTATCTACAATGGTTGTTTTGTACACGACAAACCTAAAGTTTGACGCAACAAAGTTAGCTGAGACTCTACCTATCAATGATACAATTATTAAAGTTGAAAAGAAGGGGATTATCAAACGAGGAACTAGTAGCCGTGATCAAATCAAACACCGATCGAAGAAAGAAAAGAAGCCAACTAGCAATACTGGATTTGGACACAACTCAATTACGTTGGTCATGTTGAATGATGGAAACGGAGAACTAGCAAAGAAAGAGATCACAATTAAGATCTTTCAAAATGGTGTCTTTCATATGACGGGTGTATTGGATGAGAAATATGATAAGGATTGTATTCAATACATCCTTTCTGCTATTTGGGAAACATGTAAGGAAGCTATTAAAGATGCTCCCGAAACCTATGAAGTCTTGAATAGACGTGTTGTTCTTATGAACTATACTACAAAGCTAACTTCAAATCAAACAATTCCCAGAGAGGCATTACATAAAGCTATTCATACTTCAAATTTAGAAAACATCAAGTCCTATTATGACCCTGATGTTTATCCAGGTGTAAAGATTCATATCGGTACTGATAAATGGACAGCTAAGGTGTTTCGAACTGGTAAGATTATTCTCACGGGAATTACTTCCAAAGAGGATTGCGATAAACTTATTCTACAGCTCCTTTCTCTGTTTGAGTTGGTGCTGCCGCAAAAGTTGACACTAGAACATAAGTTAAATACAACTGGCCAATCATTAGTGCGCTAAGCAAACTTAACCAAGCAAAAAAGATTTTCCAAGATACCATTGATTTCCACGCATCAGTGAACAGAGCGATTGCGCCTCCTAGAACGAGTAGAAGACTTGCGGTTCCCCCGCCTATGAGTCCTGTGATTACGGCGTCCATGTTTTTTCTTTATTCTACGCTTACGTTTTGTATCTTCTTGAGTTCCGCTCATTGGATATAATTCTTCTGCTTCACGCAGACGAAATCCACCAACCTTTAATGCTGGTGCATTTTGTAAAGCATCATACACCTTATCTGCTCGTATTTGGTTCAAATTATCAACTGCATTCAAATGATTGTTTGCAGCAGAAACTCCAGGAATAGAGTTCGCCGTAGGCATAAAAGGTATGCTCGCATTCAAATTTGTAGCTCCTCCACGATATCTTCTTCTGCGTCTTGAAGATCCTTTTTGTCCAGCGCCTAGCGCCTTAGCTGCCTCTACTTGCTGAGCTTGAGCGGTTATAGTCTTGGCAGCAGCTGCGTTGATTGGTCCACCTGTAATTGTTTGAGCAGATGGTATATGTAGCGGTGGTCCAGAAGCTGCTATTATTTGTCCATTCGGCCCAGTCGTAAAACTTGCCATCTTAATCTATCACACAGAAATAAGACAAATGTCAGGAGGATTAAATTCCGTTCAAATTCAGGCTTTGGTTCGTCAAATGGATGAAAGTCTTCGTCGCCACAAGGGCCTCAAGCGCACCAATACGAATCTACATCGTGAGAAGCTTGTAGAAGAAAACAAGTTTTTGTATGAAGTATTTCCAAGTATCTTTGAAATGCATTATGAAGGTAAACTTGATGAAACCTTTTTTAATATGCTCAAGCTTCGTCGACAGATTGAAAAAGGCGAACTAACAGAAGATGAGGCTTCAAAAATTGTAGGCCAACAACTCTTTGATAGATATGTTGCGCCTAAGGTTAATAATTTACCTCCACCTCCTACTCCTCTGACGTATGAGGAGTATTACAAGCAGTTTGAAAGTAAGCCAGCCTTGCAAGACGAATCTCCTCCGCAGTAAGCTTCTTCACTTCTTGTTCTGAGATTGGTTTCGCCTCTCGTTCGCACATATTGAACCAATCATTTTTGCTTGTTTTCCGAAATGTACGCAAACAAATGGATAGATCTTTGTAGCTCTTTTTTCCCTCATGTCTTGCGTATTCACAATTTGTCATTACAATATATTTCTCCCATGGTCCTGTTCTCAAACACAAAGCATAGAATGTTGATAAAGCCTTCCAGCTAAGAATGTTCTTTTTCACTGATCTATGTTTCTTGTACTTACACTGAACAGCTGAATATTTTCCTGCTTTTTCGGCGATAATATCAATCCCAACATCCTGACGTTTCAACCCAAGTTGGTCTAATACTTCGGTTGGTACATCCTGTAATCTCCAAACTTGATCGTATTTACGAACATGTTTCAAGTATAATACACTAAAGTCCTCAAATATATCTCCTCTAATCTTTTTATTGTCACGTGTTCTCATTTCTACAAACGAATGAGCTGGTTGTTCATACCATTTCTGACACTCAGTCATAAACTCATCAAAGAGATTGACTGGATTACGCAGAAAGATTGTATGAAGTAAATCCTGCATTTTTAATTCAAAATGATTATAGACTTTTAAATCCATTTTAGTTATAAGATGATGATCTCAGGGAACAGACGAATTCCTTTATGGAACGGATCACAAACACAAAAACAACAAATCTTTTTTAAATATGTACCTACATATCACCGAGCTATACGAATAGGTTGTATTTGCCCACCTCCTCCACCATTGCCACCACAACCAGAGCCTCAATGGACCTTTGCTGCTAGAGAATCCAATAGATCTTGGAGAGGAGCTGCTTCATCATCAGACGGCACAAAATTAGGTATATGTGATCAAGGAGGTAAAATCTATACAAGCACCGATTCTGGAGCAAATTGGACACCAAGAGACTCAGATAGACTTTGGACCTCAGTTGCTTCTTCAAGTGATGGAACTAAATTAGTAGCAACTGTTTATAGTGGACAAATCTATACAAGTACAGATTCTGGAGCAAATTGGACACCAAGAGAATCCTCTAGAGATTGGTATAGTGTAGCTTCTTCAAGTGATGGGACTAAATTAGCAGCTGTGGTTTTAGGAGGACAAATCTATACAAGCACCGATTCTGGAGCAAATTGGACACCAAGAGACTCGGTAAGAAACTGGAATTCTATAGCATCTTCAAGTGATGGAACTAAATTAGTAGCAACAGTAACTAGCGGTAGAATTTATACAAGCACAGATTCTGGAGCAAATTGGAATCCAAGTTTCCCAAGTAACAAGGGATGGGTATCTGTTGCATCATCATCTGATGGAACTAAATTAGTAGCTGTTGCTGCTTTTGAACCAATTTATATAAGTACAGATTCTGGAGCAAATTGGACATCAAGTGAAACTTCACGAGATTGGTATGGTGTAGCATCATCTTCAGATGGTACAAACTTATTTGGAGTTGTAAATAATGGAAAAATTTATATTAGTATGAATTCTGGAACAACTTGGACTCCATATGAATCAAATAATACATGGGAACCAAATACTTTTGCGTCATCTAGCGATGGTACAAAAATTATTTTAGCAGCGCAAAGAATTTATATAGGAACATATGCTTAAGCAGACTCTTCTTTAAACGTCTTGCGTAGGCTCATCAAAATCTTACCTAGCTTGTTATATCCACGCCACTTGGATGGGAATTTGGACTTCTCTGAATCAACAGATGTCCCAATACCCCAATACATATCTCTTGCGTCTGCCTTACCAATTGGCTTATCTTCAGTCTCAATCAATTTCTTGCGTAGCTCTGGGTGTTGTACAAACTTAGCACGAACAGCTTCTTGCATAATTGGATCACGCTTGGATTCCCAAACTTCAGTCACCAAATTCGCAACCTTCTTACCTAATGCCTTCGCAGCTTTTGGTGTCTTGGACTTAATGATCTTGTTGTAAGTTTCAGTATCGCCAAACTCCTTTGCCTTCATTGCCTGAAAGTAGTGTTCGACAGTCTTGAATTGTTCACCATTCATATCAATTGGGTGATACGAATCATTACTTAGCCAACGATATTCTCCTTGGCTTTCATCAGCTCCATGAAATAGAATTGGTTCGACATCTGGCTCTTGCTTCTTTAGCTTTCGCTTCTTTGGCTTTTCTTCCTCAGTCTTTACATCTTCTTCCTTCTTTTCCTCTTCTTTCTTCTCTTCAGACTTCACTAGCTCCTCAATGGGCGCCTCATTCTTTTGTTCCTCTTCCTTTTTAGCTTCTTCTTCTTTGATCTCCTCTTTTGCTTCCTTTCGTTCGACTCCCTTCATGCGATGAAATACAAAGGTTCGATTCAGGAACGAGAACATCTGCTGTTCCTGTGTAAGAACAACATTTGTCTGCTGAGAATAGATCTCACTGAACAACTTTGACTCAATGAGTTCCCAACCATATTCCTGCATAATTTCAGTGACCTTTTCAAAGGGTACCAAATACTCAACAGCTGGTTTGTCAAAGCTTTCCAACATAACCTTGACTGGCATACCAAACTCCTCCGTCCAAGTATCTTTGTCCAAATACTGTTTTGTATATTCGCCAACCACTTGCTTGTTGTTCGTAAAGATATGCGACTTCTTGTCCATCAACAACGAATAGACTGATTTTCCATCCGAACAGGTTCCAAAGAAATAGCCTTTTCCATATCGATCAATGTTCTTCGCAAAGCTACGAAATACTTCTTCACTCTCACAAGCATAGTGTAGCGCAAATTGACAGGAGATATCGTCAAATTTAGTTAATCCTTCAAACTGAGACAAATACTCATTTGGAGCTGTTGTCTTACCAGTCAAAATTGGCATGTAGCGATCTTCTTGATCAAACAAAGGATACTGAGTCATGTCACCTACCAAATAGAGCGTTGGTGGTAAATACTCACGAGGATAGTCTCGTCTCTGCTTTATGTATCGTTTCGCAGCTCCCTGCATTGGTGACTCAATGTTTGGTAATGAAATATCAATACCCACAACTTTAGATGGTTTGACAGATTTGATCTTCAACATGTCACCTCCACGACCACAAGCTAATTCAAGTAAACTATCATCTTTCTTGATATAGTTCTTGTAGAGTTCATCTTTCACACGATTGTGGAAAGAATATACATCTGCGAATCCACGGCTTTCTCGCTTCAGATCATCTCGATAATACATGTCATCTTCGAATGTCAAATCAGCAGGATTTGATAGGAACGCAGAAATCATTCGTTCCGTAATTGGTACATGAATTGATGTCCAAATATTATCTGCGACTGAAATATCATTTCCAAATTGTGGTTCCTTTAGAACTCTGTATTTATATGTTTTATCGTATCGTGTTCTCATAACGATCCATCGGTAAGTTTCAGTATCAAACGCACACTCTACAATTGTATTATCTTCCACTCTATTTCCATCTTCATCAATAGCTATACCTTTCGAATCAACTGGAACGTAAATGTTGTATGCTTCTGGATCTTTTGGAGTTGAAGGTTGAAATAAAGCAGGAATACGTGTGCCTACGTCCGCTACCTTCTGTAGATCTTCGGGTAGCTTCTTAGGAACATATTCACCGTTCATAGTCTCACGTGGATATATGATATCATCTCCTGGACTCTTTGAAACATACAATTCACCTTTCTTTGCTCGTTGACCAGTTACAGGATCATTAACATCTTCTGGTCCATACCGAATTAGGAAATCAATACTGTTCTGGTGTGGTGGCTTCCACTTGTACACACGAGTCCAAGTTTTACCTCTACGCTGATCATGAGGCGCAACTCCCGTATGTCTGGGTGTAAAGATTAGACCATCAATATTGTATTCAAACTGTGTTGACAACATAGTCTTGATAGCTTCTTCCATAGCCATACCATCTCCTGCTAGAAAGAGCTTTGTTTCGACTCGTAAGGGATCTGCCGACGGATCCATGATAAAGTGGGTTTTCAAATCTTCAACAAATAGCTTAGCACAACCAAGTCTTGATTTCAAAGGATTCTTTGCTAAATCCTCATCATTTGTCAACAAAGGTAAACTCTTGATATCTCGGTTGCGAAATCGATATACATCAAAGATACAGAATAGATTCTTATCTGCGATGTATTCACCATCAATGAAATCGCCTACATGAGAATCATCTTTCGCAGTAATACCCGTCCATACTAATTGATCAACATTCGACGGAATACGCAGAACCTTTCGATCACGAGCTATATATAATCCAGACCTATCACCATCTGCTTTGTTAGTAACAGTATATCCCTCTGAAATGTTGTGTGGGATTTCTGGGTTCAAATAGCGTCTTTCAAGTGTTACTGGGTTGAAGAAGATATTGTTTGTCATCTTAAATTCTTGAACATATCGTTGAATGTTTGATACAGATAGCAGAAATGGCGATTGATAATATGCTTGAAGCAACTTGCTCAAAATTTTCAAATATTCTTGTACAAGTAGTTTGCTATCAACGGTTGACTTCTTGTGAATAAACTCAATCTCTAGCTCATACTTTGGTTGTTGTTTGACAACATCCTTGACTTGTTGCTTTGAGTTAGTAGGTCTTGATTTGACCATAGAGAAATCAATTCGGAACAATTCATTCGCAGTCTTATACGACTTGCGTTGAAGAATTCGTAAATATCCTTTTGGGTCATTTGGAGATCCTTCCCAATCACGACGTAACTCCTTTTCAGATCTCAATGTAAATCTTGCGTTCGCATCTGAAATATCAACAACGCTCTTTTTACCAAGACCTCGTTCGTAATACTCCTTTTTGGTTTCAACAAGGACAGGTACATCCTTAAAGGATCCTTGTACACAAACCTTGTGAACAAACGGTGGTGTCAACACATTGACCCGAATATTGTCAGGATATGACATACTGAGCCTTGTTTCATCCACAGCTGGTCCAATAGCTAGCGTTTGGATTGCCTTTAGGATTCTATCTGCCACATCTTTGGTTTCGATACGACCCGAAAGTAGCTTGCATTCTACCTCTGCTTTTGGATCCTTCTTCGATGTGTCAATAAAATCGGTGATCTGTTGAATCACCTCGGAAGAAAACATTCCCTCCATTCTATTATCTTTTTGGTTGGATTAATTAAAGTCCGTTTTAATCATGTACTAATCGTTCATATGTCTTTCGCGTCTTCATATCATCTTCCATACGCTTCTTTTGATCTAAGCAAAAAGTGATATACTTTTCAATCTCCGTCAAACATTCATCATTCAAGTTATCAGTTGATACCAATACACCATTCTGCGTCTTCGTAAACTGATCAGTATACTTCTTGATGATTGAAAAAACTTGATTATGTTCATTCGTCTCCATACGATCCAAATGTTCTTTCATCCACTCCTTCTTAGAACGTGACTGGGAGTTCATTAGTATTACCACCTTCTGTGCGTTTAAGTCTTCTCTTCTTCGGCTTTTCTTCTGCTGTTACAACAACTTTCTTTTCTCCTTCTACCTCACCCATTGATTCTGATTTAGCTTCTTCTTTTGTTTCTTCAGCAGCAGGAGCTACATTCAATGGTAACTCCACAGGAGGTGCTATCTTTGTCAACAGTCTTCCTACAACTACAATTGTTTCATCTTCCTGCTTGAATTGGGATCCAACAACTTCAAACTCCACATCATCATCCACCTTAATTGATTCAAATTCCTCATTCCCCAAATGTAGATCACGAGGAATCAATACCTTGATGGGTGGTGTCTCAGCATGAATACCTATCTTGCTTCGTAGCTTGACTGGGGCCTTAAATCTTTGACCAGGATGTGGCATACAAATATCTGCTTGGAATACAACATCGTAATCAATTCCTCCTTTAATATAGTTTGCACGACCCAATGAGTAATTTAGAATTGTTACACTATTGCGTTCAATATATCCTTCAGGTAAGCATTTCCCCTCATAGTTCGATTTGAGTTGCGCCAACAAAGATGCCTGAATATTCTTCTGTAAAAATTTAGAGTGTATATGTACTTTTTTAGTTAGTTGGCGTCGTTCAAAAAGGGGATCCATTGTTTCTCTTTGTGAGTATATTATTTAGATGGGTTACTTATCAACAACCCAATCTTCATTGTATTTGTGCTCCAAAGGATTGATCTCTTGTCTGAATACAGTTTCGTTTGTTTTTACACTTACAAAGTCAATCATTGCTTTTCCTTCAGAGTTGTGAATGATTTCACATCTATAGAATTGTTCATCGATCAAGTTATAAAATCTATCCCAATCATCAGGAACTTGCCACGCATATTGTTTGCCATAGAATTCTACCACACAATATCCGTCTTCTCCCACATCGCTGAAGGTTAATCTTTTACGTTTGACCATTTTGTTACAACTTCATTTAAAAAGACTTCTAAATTCGTTTTTAGTTTCGTCTGCTTAAGCGGTGAGAGTTTGTCTTTACATTTTCTCCATCGCCGCCAACCATTTTTCTAATATCTGCTGGAGCCATCTTGTTCTTGAGCGATGTATTGAGCATATCAATATTACAACCATCGTTCATGTACTGCTTGATCAAGTTCTTCACCTCATTGTAATGCTTCTTCACAAGCATTTCCTCGATAAGATTGATATAAATTACAGAGTCGTCAAAGCTCATTTTAGCAGATATTGTACAACTCATTAACTTGAGAATAAAAATTCCGTTTTACTTTAGACGTTTCAGCAACTCCTTGCGATTTTGGTCATCTTTATCAAATATTTCAAGAATCTCTGGTTCTAACCAAAATATCTTTTCATTGCCTCGAAGAACCTCTCTACGAACCACCAAATCTAAATACATACATCTATACTTTTTTGTACTTACACTTTCAGGGAATAGCTGACCAGTCAACCAGTTTAAATAAGAGTTTAATACAGGTTCATGATATGAACTACATGCTCTTCCGCTAATTACTTTTGTTCGAGGTGCCTTTTTAATTTCCGTCGATTTCTCATCGATTGTAAAAATAATTGATTTAGGTTCAAACTTCATTGAGACATATGGTACATCTTGACTTTCTACAAATTTATCCTTTTGTAAATTCAACCATTTTGTATAAGCATCCTCCTCTTCTCCAATTGGTGTTATCAACTTCTTTTCATTGTTGTATACCTGATTTAATCCAAGTATGTACATACGTTTTCCATTCTTTAGGGTTGTTGTCAAATTCTTTGCGTAGATTGGAGGATTTGCCCAATCTAATGATAATAAGTAACTTCGTCTTTCATCAGATGTTAATACATTGTCAAGAATATACCAATTCAATACTTCTTCATCAAACTCTTTTGTAAACTTAGGCCATTCAAAAGCTTCTCGTTTTTGATCTATATTCACTTCTGTAATTTCTTTTTCTGTTTCAACAGCTTTCTGTAAACTAATTTCAACTGGATTTCCTTTATCTTCTTTAATTAGCTTTTCAACAAGAGTATCATTCTCTTCAAATGTAAGAGATAATACATTGTTTGTAGATCTTAGTTTGCCTAATCTACCATTTCGATCTTTCAAGTCAAATCGACTTTCTATCGCATTCTGAATTAAATAATCTAGAACCTCCTTGCTATATTGTTTCATAAGAGGATCCTTATACAAATCTTTCATTGACCAAATTGGTTTATTTAAGAAAAGTGTCAATAACTTGTCAAACACTTCATCGCGAATATCTAAAATAGCAGAAAGTGGTCTTGTATGAGACGGATCTTTTGCTTTTTGTTCAACTCTACATACCAAATCGGTTACAGTATCTTCAAATGTTGGAGCTGACATTTCCTCCAAAGTCAAAGTTAACTCCTTCTTGTCTTGTACTCGAATTTGTGGTATCTGTAGGTTTCTCCAATCTTCCGGCAAATTGTTAATTGTATATTGTAGTTCACAATCCATAGAAGATTCCATAATAATCTTTTTGACTCTTGCGATTCTAGCTCCTTTCTCCTCAACACCAACTCGGTAGATGTACTCATCTGGAGTTTCTTGTGTTGAGTTTGGATACCGACACACGTGGAGATATACAGTACAGTTTTGGTTCTCAAATGGCAATAATGAATGTGAACATGTTCTCATACCACGACCCAAGACTTGCTCAATACGACTCATATTCCACCACGGATCTAATACATGAATTTGTCTTACAAAACTAAAATCAACTCCCTCAGATACTTTTGGTGAAGCTATAATAACTCGAATATCAGATCCGTCAATATTGTCTCTCGATTTCAATCGTCTCAGTGTCTTGCGAATTTCGATATCACCAGTAGCTCCAGAAAATACAACATATTTACCTTTTGATCCTTTTGGTACCTCGCCGGATGTTGATTTCAAATAATTGTCTGTAATAGCATTATTGTATCCATGCTCTTCCAAACACATCGCAAACAGATCAGCTCCCTCCTTCACCAAATTTGAATATACAAACACCAACCCAGTTGAATTGTTAATTATATTCATAATCAATCCAAACTTCGAACTAAAATATCCAACCTTTGATGGAGCTAAAAACTTTTCAACATCTTTTCGATATTGTAACTGATTTTCAACTCGTTCAAATACATCTTCAAATAGTTTATACTCTGGATATGTACAAATCAAATTAGAATCAGTTGTCGCACGAATTTGTACCTTGCGTAATGCCTTCTCCTGAAATGGAGATACGAATGACTTTGTGAGCTTCAGATACTTACGAGGACTTTTGATCTTTTCACCAAATATATCTGTTGTACGATCTATCTCTGCTATTAGATTGTCTGGAGGTGGTAACCGAAACGGAAATGTGAAAGGATTTTCTCCCCGAATATACGACACATAGTCCTGACACCAACCACGAAATCTAGCTTCTTGCCCCTCTTTAAAGTTACCTTGCTCATCAAATATCTCTGCCACAGATATGTTTTTGCTTGGATCTAATCTGCGATCATTCCATAAGAATAGATTAAAATAATAAATGATTTCATCAAACTGATCAAACATAGGAGTAGCTGTTAGCAATACCAATACAACACCCTTTGCGGTTGTTAGAATGTGTTGAATAGCTAAAGCAGATAGCTTACTAGCATCAGATGTCTCACCAGAGACTCGAAGATTGTGTGCTTCGTCTACAATAATAAGACGATCGTCAAAGTTATCATGAACCCACTTGTTGTAATCATTTGGTGTCTTTCCGATCTTTTGAGAATCAATGTATGTCGCAAAACTTTCATATCCACGAAACTCATAAAACTCATTCACCAATCGTTCTGCCATACGTAACAATCTCTGCTTTGAAGATTGATCAGATGGACGAATTGGTTCTGCTTGTGCGCGCTGAAGCATTTCAAGATAGCGCCTACCCGTACATTGTTTAGAAAGCAAAAGACCATCTGGGTCTTCTATTACCTTTCGTGAATCTAAGCTAAATACTTCCTCCTTAAAGTTATCTTGTACAGATGGATTAGCTAAGATAAGAACTTTCTTACTTTGAAACTCTGGTCTTATTACATATTCTTCTGCTATCTGAATGGCTGTACAAGTTTTACCTGTGCCTGTTCCATGAACCATAAGTAGATTACGAACTGGACTTTCTGGACTTAGTACACGTCGAAGAAATCTTTGTTGAGTTTGTAATTTAAAATCCTTTGATTTCAAACACATATCATCTCTCATAGTTTTTAGGATCGTTACATCCGCAGTAGGCAAAGATGGTGTTTTTGTCTCCTGTATTTCAGGATGTGTAGTGTTTACCATTACATGGAAAATGGATTATATTCCAAAGAATTTTAGATGTACTAAATATTGAAAATGTTGAAGACTGCACAAAACAAAGCTTTGGATACCTTCTTTACAAAGAGTCGTAAGAATCGTAGAGAAAGGGAAACTCGCTGGAAGCAGGAACAACTATTGGCTGAAATGCCAGAAACAACAATTGAAGTCCCACCTCAGGAAAGAATTCAAAGTGAATTTGAACACTGTAATGTACTTCTCAAACGAGATTGGTTCGTAGATCCTGAACATATTGAGGATCTACTCGAAAGTGTACCTGAAGACATTTGTCGTCCAGTGTACGAACGAATTAATGAAAACTATGAAACATACTCTTATCGTGTACGTGAAGTCCTTGCTGTTGGCGAGCCACTTCCCTACCGAGGAAAAATGAAGGTCCGTGATTTGACGGATCACGATATGTTCGAAATCGAACGAAAGAAACACGAGTTAAATAAAATCGCATGCGATCAGGCATGGGAGCGATACAAGGAAATGTTCTATGATGAACGGCCTCACAATCAAGCAGATACTAAGCTAAAGAAGATCCAAGCTTCTATCGAAGAAGAAAAGAAGAAGTTGGAAGCTGCGAAGAAGAAGCCAAAGAAGTATGTGGCTCCAGGTGCTAGAAAGGCACAACCACTTGATCCAGAAGTCAAACTTATTCAAGATGCTATTGAAGCTCTTGAAAATGAATTGAAGGAAGCAAATAAGCTAATCGTTCAACTAAATGCTGACTGGGAATATAACCAACGAAGAATCTTTGAAAAAGACTTCTTCAAGGTGTCCATGTTGTAAACGCAAAATGACAATCGAATATAAATGTCACTGTAACACAAACTTTTGTGTTACGTGTAGGTTACCAGAATTTCATAAATGTTCAGTAGATTTCAAATTAAAAGGAAAAGAAGAACTAATTAAAAACAACCCAAAAGTAATAGCAGAAAAGCTATGTAAAGTATAAATGAATTTACTACATATATCCTCTGCTGTTGTGTGGGTTGATTTTTTCACTGTGGCGCTATCCAAAGTTTTTTCAATGACCAAATCGTTGGATGTTTGGTACCAACAGTTTGGCGTTGTAGCAGTCATATCTGATTGTTTGGTGATTGTACTTGGTATTCTAATAGCACAGTTTATTAGCCCAGCTGCTTCCGCAACTACTCTTGCTTTGACATCAGTTATTATCCAAATTATTCATGATTACCTTTTCTATATTGGCATTATCTTACCAATTCCTAAGGGGCATAATGCTATGATTGATTTGTTCAAGCGGTATTCAGCAGAAGGAAGCTACCAAATAATACTCGCTGATTCTGCTATGATTGCCTCTACAGTTTTCTTAGGAGACTATCTAACTCAATATTCTGACAAGATTGTATCATTCGTGGGTCTACTTGGAGCCTATGCTTTAACGTATATTCTATATACTCGTTAAATGTAACCCATATGACCTGCTACAACATAAACTATAGCTAAGGTCCAAACAACTACTGCTCCTGCTATTATTCCAACAGGAGCATTATCCAAGAATGTCTCACGTCTAAAAAACATAGTATACAAAACATATATTAAAACAATTCCAATAATTACATTTGTAACAGTCAGTTTCATTTGTAATATGATTTATAAAATAATGGCAGGTGGTATGTTTGGTACACCGTTATATTTGAATCCTAAATGTTTAGTATTTTCTGCTTTTGTGTTAGCAGTCTATTGGATGCCTCATGCGAAAGCTTATGAACACAAAATAGTCATTGCCTTTGTTCTAGCTACAGCCGCTTATGTTCTCATGGCATGGTATGATTATCTGTATGATTGTACAGACCGATTTGGTCCAACCTTTTTGGGTTGGTTATCCAAACCATTCAAACCAAAAGAATATAGTGAAAAATATGATGATCTACCAATCAAGTATCAAAAAATTGTAAGAACTGTTGATATTGTAGTTCTTGTTGGTATTCTTGTTTTGCTATTTAGCCCTTATTACTTCTTTTCTAAGTAGAACCAATTAGCTCTTCTTCTTCACATGAGTCACAACGATGGTGACTACAACGGATAGCTGGTGGCGGAGGAGGCAAGTTTGGTACAACTTCTTCTTCACTTTCACCTTCTTCAGACAATTCATCTTGGTCATTTTCGTACAACCTATCAACAATATGCTTGATATGTTGCATTGTATCGGCCTGCTTTTGAAGCTCTTCATTTTGTTCAGTTAGTTCATCAATCTCATTCTGAAGTTCGTCAATCTGAAGATCCTTGTTGAACAACTTGTCAATCGCATCTTGTAGAAGCTTTTCAAACTTAATGTTCCTTGCAGGGTACAATAAGAATGAAGCTAAAGCAACTCCAAACATAGTACCGAGGATCAAATGAGAAATACTGACTGAGAAAATAGCAGCTTCCATTTTGTTTAAAAAAGATTAACTAATCTGAATCATATCCGTTTTTCATCGATCGCCTAAAGCTATCCTCAATTCGGTTTACAATTAGATTCTTTAAAGTATCATTTTCTTGCTTTAAAGTCAGAATTTGACGCCTACAAGAGCAACATACCAACATACAACTCATAATCAAAATTGATAAGAAAGTTGTTGAAAGCAAATGTGCCATGAATTGTACAGTACACTTAGGATTGTACTCGTAAAGAAATTCATATTTATTCATTTTGGTTTGAAATTAGGTAAGGACAATTAGACACATTCCGTTTTTAATTAAAATGATACGAGGGTATAAGGATGCGAGTACCTTCCCTCTACGTACTAAACCAGATCCTTCCAATGGATGTTGTGCGTGAAATAGATAAGTATTTCCCGTATCCTAAAAAGAAGAAAGAATCTGTTAGTCCATCTATGCAAAAAGAATTACACAAAATTCAAACCATAACCTTACGTGGAAAATCAGCCATGTATATGAAAGATCTTATTGATTTTGTCCTTGATTAGGCATATGAACTGTTATAGCAACGAGAATATAACTTCGTATACGATATGGTTTAATATAGTCAACATTCGATAGAAAGTTAAATCGTTTGAAATTATAGTTATTTGGTAACTTGAGAAATATATATTTTGGTCTGTTTTTTCGTAACAATATTTCTTCAAGCCATATATCTATGCGTTTTGAAGACATAAACAAATCTAAATTTTTATTCTCTTTGTAATCTGGACCTCCCCATGGCGGATCAATGTATAGTATATCTGTTTTCCAATTGTATATCTGAGTTGAATCTCCTAAATGAAATCGTATATTGTTCAAGTTGTATACAGATACATTGTTCTGTAAAACATCAAAGTTTTCTTTTTTTAATTCAATTGTATCCACCTGTTTGAAATTTAATCCGAAGTGAATTGTATCACCACCAACACAACCAGTTGTATCCGTAATAGATTTATCACTTAAGGTTCCAACTGTATTTTTCATAGAAGTAAGAATACGATCCGCATCTCTGCGTCGAGTGACACTGTACTCCCCTTCTTTAGATAATTTTAGCTTTGTGTAATCAATTCCTTGCTTGAGAGGAAACACATCCTCCATTAACTGAAACTATCATATATTTTGAAGATAGTTATCCGTTTCTAAGTTAATAATAATGAACCTAATATTCTTAGGTATTAATTTTGCGTGGTTAATTGTGTTGATAACTGGTCTTGTTCTGTGGATCCCTAAGTATGTGGATAAATCCTATAAAGACGTAACAATTCACTTTGTAATATTAGGATTTACATTTCTTACATTAACAAACAAATTACTAAAATATACACTAAATGGACAAATAAATGTTGGCTATGTAATATTATACACAATTTCAATTGCTGTTTTATTGTTAGCTATAACTGGTGTCTATTATTGGTTACCAAAATATTTTCCTCAAGGAGTAAAAGATCCTGTTACTGGCAATACAGATTTAACGTTTTTAAACAACATTTTGGTATCTTGTTTTACAGTTTCACTTATCTTTATCAACATCTATGAACAAGAATATACAGAAAGCATTTATAGAACTGGTCAAATATCATCTGTATTTCTGAAATATGGTGGTAACCATAAATTAAAAAATAAATAGTTATTCTTCTACTCCAAACATCATATCTATGAACTTGTGACCACCTTCTTCAAACCACTTGCTAACGCGGCTAGGGTGAAACACTTTTGCCACCAATTCTTTTTTGATGGTTTGACATCTTGTCACAACTGACCAGATGTCATCATATTCTTCTGTTCTTCCAATTGTATCAGTGAAAGATTTCACTGATCCACTTTCGTAGTAGCACAATATCACTCTGTTAAAGGACAAGCTGCTTTGTTTACCAGATCTGTAATAGTCTATGCGAAACCCAGGACCTTCCCAGGACGACATAACTCCAGATGCATAATAGTACCAGTAGTTGTTTTGATTGAATTTTACTTTAACACGACCATTCTTATAGTAACCTGTCCAAGATCTTGGACATCCTCTGTGTTTTAGCTTTCCATTCTTGTAGTAGACTTCACTGAAGTGAGTGTTTTTCATGTATAGCGATTTTAGCTTACCATTTCTGTAATACGTTTTATACACCACATTTCCGTTCTCAAACAGGATCTCACTTTCCAAGTCCATGTTGTTCGTAGAGTATACTGGTAGTTATGATAGTAGTATCAGGAACTTTGATTTTTAAGTTTCCGTTTTGTGGAGGGTGGGGTAGTTGTTTGGCGAGCGCGGAGCTTTTTGTCGGCGGCTCTATATGAAGTTAGGGACCAAAGGG